AGTTGAAAGGATAATAATGGTTGAATCAATGCTCACTACAGTTGACAATCCATATGATCCTTTCACACAGTTTGATGCATGGGACTGGTAAAATGACATGCGACGCTTGCTTTGGTAGAGCAGCTGCTTTCAGATGAACTGCGGCAGAGTCTGTACCATCAGCAAACCCTTCAAGAAGCTTTCGCTTAACTGTGGGGTTTGTCAAAGACGCAATCTCGTCATACTCTTTGCGTCGAGCCTCGTATGTCATATCTAACTGAGACTTAGCCAAAGCCAAAGGCTGCTTAGACAGCATCTGTGCAGACAAGGTCTTAGACCACTTAGCCCAATCGCCTTCTTCGTTTACAATATTCATAACCGAAGTTACTTTAGTATTGGGGTCGCTTGTGTGGCCATCAATGATCTGACGCTTAATAACAGCCCCAAAAGGATTGTCGGGATCGTCAGACATTTTCTTCAAGGCATCGAGTTTATTGCCCGTGTTCTTCTTGTTGGTGTTGAAGAGAATATCAACACCATCAGGAAGATTGTCTTTGTACATAGCCATACCCTTAAGGTAATGGGTTCCGTCGACAGCAACCCTTACCTGAGCATACCTAGATCCACCAAGAGCAACATCATCAACACCAGGACGAACATACATAACGCCGTCTGCTGCAGTACCACCATCTTCGTCATACGCAATACCGATTCTTTTGGAATCAATAGAAAGCGGAGGACGAACGCCAAGAAACCCACGACCACCATCGTTAGAGACGGCATTGAACTGCTGAACCTTGTCTCTGTTGAGAAAGACTTCGGTTCGCGTAGTTCCTGGAGGACACAAAATCTTGTAGTTTGTGAACTTACCAGTGCCAGGCTGCTGGATCTTCAAATCATGAACTTCATATCCCTCTTCTTTGAGGAAGGCCAAAGTCGTGTTCAATTTGGTGGTACTGATATCCATGTAGGATTCAACACCGCTGCCAACGTCCAAATATGTCTTTTGCGCAACCTGGTCTCTAAGCACCGCAGCAGTGGCTTCTAATACGTCTGCTTTGACCTGTGTGCCCGGAATAAGCAAGGCACGGACAGACGACTCGTTAAGGCCCATTTTTTCGCCAATGGCGACATTAGACATACCCTTGTCCTTGAGGCGCTGTGCTTCAAAGATTTGAGCCTGCTTCTGTTCGGTCTTGGCGATGGACTTAGCTGCACGAAGCTGTGTTGTAGAAATACCAAAGCCACGACAGATCTCAACATCAGAGAGACCTTCTTTACGAAGCTCATCAACAGCAGCGAGGAAGTCTCGGTTACGCGTAGACTGGTCTTCACCAGAACCCCAAGGATATCGTCCGCTCTTTCGGAGAATCCCATAGTGTGCCAGATATGCTTCTTCATCCAACTCCATTATTGGTCTTCCTCCTTCAGTAGCTCAATTTGATGATCAAAGTACACAATGGTATCCATAATACGAAGGATTTCCTCCGGTGTCGGGAAACACGGATGAACTTCTCCACTTTGGTAAATGCGAAGTTCGATACCAATATCAAGAGGTGACTTGTTGTACTCAAGACAAAACAAGGCTGCGTAAACCTTGAGTTGTTCGGGAGATGCTTTGGCGATACCTGTTTTCAGATCGTGAATACGAAGCATTGATCTGCGGAACGCAATAGTGTCCGCGGAACCAAAACAGTTGTCTGAGTAATATAACGGCTGTTCGACCGTCATCTTGTACCCAATACCATCTCGAACGTAAAGAGACAAAGTCTTGTCGGACGATGCGATCTTAACGCCAAGCTTGATAGCAGCATGTGCTAAATCATGTAGATCTGTTCCGCGCTGTGCGGCTTTCCAAGAAGCGTACCTTGCGGCGAGCTTCTGATCTGTGTAGTTGATCCAGTGATATGTGGACGGACTAAGAAATGCGTGCTTACCGTTTAGGTTGGAACGCTGATTGAAGTTCATCAAATACCAAGTCTTCTATTGCTGGGTAGATAAACGAAGCGTAAGACATCTCGTTCATCTGGCTTACATAATATGCTTGGTTTGATTGAACGGGTTCTCGGTCGGATCGTTTCACTTCTAAGCCGGCCCAAGTAGGTCCGTACAAAACAAGAAGGTCTGGAATACCTTGAATGTAGTTCGGGTCGTTCTTCAAAACGATAGCGCCTGGAAATTCGCGCTTGATTCGTTTGATGATGTTGGCTTGGACGCCAGACTCTCGCATGTGGCCTCCAAAAACTAAAAAGGTGAGTTGCGTACTCTACTCCTTCATTACAGTCCATGCGATTCCTGCTACTTGTTACTTCTTTCCAGAAATACAACAAAACTAACTTGGTGACCAAGGATAGTAACCGGTTTGTTGTTTTCAATGTCGACATATGTTCGGCGGATAAGTAAACCATAGGTAAGACAGAACTCCTTAACTGTTGCATATTGTGTGTTTGTGGTATGGTCATAAATAGGACCCCGCGACGCCATATAACCATTCCACTCGTCTTGCTCGTGATACTCATACACAAACCAGCGTGGTCGCCAAACAATATTATCGGCTGACAAATTCTTTGGGTCACCATCTATCAACATTGGCGTATCGTGATAATCATTTTGGCGACTAGCAAACGCCTCGGCCACCAGCCGCGTAACAGAGCGCCAATATTGTTTGTCGTCTTTTCGAAGACCTACTTTAGGCGCTCCTCTTTGTGTGTAAGTGACTCGAAGTAACTTATCTGTGGTAAAATTACAGATTTGACCTTGCCGGTTCACTCCGTAATTTGGAAAGTCGGGTATTGGTTGAAAACTCATGAAAACCTCCTTGGATAGGGCGTTGGAAAAGAAGTAACAGAAAGAAGTAACAAGTATAAAAAAATTGAGTAAAAAACTTTTTATAATTTGGTACTTGTTACTTCTTTTTATTATTTTGCTCGCGTAAAGTAAAAGAAGTAACAAGTAGGGTTTTATAAAAAGTTTTTGGACTAATTTTTTTATACTTGTTACTTCTTTCTGTTACTTCTTTCTGTTACTTCTTTTTTTTACCCCTTTTTGGCACATAAGCCCTGCTCAGAGGCCCTTTTTGCTTTTTTTCGGGCAGCACAAAACCCTAAAAAAGAAGTAACAGAAAGAAGTAACAAGTCTGTAAAATCCGAAAACTTTTTGGAACACGTCGGTAAGCACACCCCAAAAATGGGGTTTGTGTTACGATTCTGTGGCGTTTACAACTTTGGCGCGAGCTCAAAATCAAGCGCTAAAACGATCCAAAACACCACATAATCGCCAACACAAAACGTGTTCCAAAAAGTTTTTCAGATTTTTTTATACTTGTTACTTCTTTTTTTTGACCTAGAAATCCTCAGTCAAACCGAGAACTTCGACGGCCCAACGACGCTCATTGAAGTGCTTTTTCTCACTCAAACTACGCCTCACAGCACTGTCGATCGCTGATTTCGAGACCAACATGTAGTAGTACAACTTACTGTAGGGTGTGTTGAGTCGATCAATGCGTCCTTGAGCCTGCATGAAGTTCTTGTATGAATAGGTAAGCGAATAGAAGCACATAGCGTCAGTCTTGATACAGTTCCAGCCTTCAGCGCCAGCTGTGTACTGCACAAGATATAACCACGAATCACTGTCTGGAATAGGCTGCTTTCTATGGCCATTCCATTCAGCGACATCTACACTACCAGCGAAGCCACGCAAGATATCAAGCTCGTAATCAAAGTTATAGAACACAATAATCCGCTTGTGTTTCTCTAGCAATTCACCCAAAGCCTCAACACGAGAAGCATCAGAAGCTGAGAGTTTTCGCGCTACACGGAAGAGCTCGCCCACATCCTGTAATGGACGCTCCTCATAGATATGCCACCTATCCTTAACCACGCGATCCATCAAAGTTTGGTCGTAATTACACAAGACCTCACTAACTTCACGCGTTGTATGCATTACATACGGCATTTCCACAAGGAGCATGTTACGATATCGCTCAAGTGTCGCGGTTCCCGTGTATCGTACGACTTTAGGGAACTTAGCATATGTCGCATAGACCACATGCTCACGCTTGAACTGTGTTGCATTCTTGTATAAACCGTTTGCTACGAAGATTGGAATATAGTCCAACCAAGTATCTCCGGGGGTAGCCGAGAGCATGATCCAATTGTTGTTGCGAGCAATCTTGTAGAAACTCTTAACCCACGAACCAGTCCCTACAAGACGCTGCTCATCAAAGATAAAGAAACACTCTTGGATTGTCTCGTATTTCCCAATATTGTTCCACGAATCCACTCTAATTTGCCCTGAGAGGCCTCTATATCGCGTTCTAAGCGCCTCTAGCTCCTGTTTGGTATAAGTACCGTCATCGACGATTTCAGGAGCGCTATGGGCCACACGGCCGAGACCGAATTTAGCGGCTTCGCCCTCCCATTCAAGGCTATCTCGCTTCTTGGCGGTCGTGATAATGATAATGGGTTTAGGTGCTTCGTGCTTAATATAGTAGCCGATAGCCGTCAGCGACTTCCCTGTGCCCACACCACCATACAAGACTTTACCATTAGCGAGATTGTCGATTGCTGTTTCTTGGTGAGGCATCAGTGAGAACATTTATTCTCCCCAACCCATCCAAGTAAATAGTTCTTCACCAGGTACGGTCGCGGGGAGCTTCATACCAAACCAGTAGCGTCCAACCACTAGCATTTCTTCTGTAATATCCGTGTACAACGTCTGTTCAATTACCTGCGTTGGTGTACGAATGATCTTGTATAGATCGCGGTTGACTGGCAGTACAATAAGCATACCGTGCAGTGGACCGCCAACAAGCAATACCATCTTGTCGACGGGCTCTACTGGGGCTGCACGGTATTCATTATCGTACAGATGACCTTCTTTGGTACACCTACTACAGCTAAATGTAATAGGTGTACCCTGCTCACAATAAGAATGCGTATGGGTCATCACTTCACCGTCCTCTGCAACCACGCGGCAGCTTTCTTATCCAACCGACGCTGCTTAGAGCCCTTGGTCTTCTTAGCCTTAGCCTGGGCCCGACGACCCGCACGGTTATCCGCGTACGGGATATCCTGCTCGGCTACGTTTAGCATCTTCTGCAGGTTCTTCTGGGCAGCCGCAGCATGCATCTGATTGAAAGCGTTCGCAATCTTACGCAAAGCTTCCTCGCCCTCAGGAGACGAAATATATGCTTCGTCTTTGTGTGTGATAGCATCTGCAACCGCGCGCATGGCCTTTGCCGAATCAATATCGTCTTCCATTACACTTCCTCCTTGTAGAGATTACCGAATTGAACTCGCATTTCCTTCTTAACCCTAGCCGTTAGCTTATCTACGTGAGACTTATCGCCAGTGATCTCGAATTTGCACAAGACCTCGACAACGCGCTTCTTTTCAACGTTGTCGTCATCAAAACGTTCGCGATGATCTACGTCATGTTCACCACCATGTGGGCAACAGCTCGTGCAATGCGTGCCGACGTTGAAGAAGAAACTGCCCGGACCCAACTCGGATTCCCAACAGATTTCGTTTGTGGCGTTACCGCAACGCTGGCAGATATACGCTGTAGTAGTTCTGCTGCGCCAATCAGCAATATATGTAGTCATGACTCACCGCCTCCAGTAATACCACGGAAATCCGCAACAAACTCTAAGATCTCAACACACTTAGGACACACCGGGTACTTAGCTGGGTCGCGAGACGGCACCCACGTATGCCCACACAAAGCCGTGATAGGCGTGCCCATAACTCGAGCTTCAAGCACGATAGCTGCCGCGGAACGCTCGTCGTCGCCTCGGTCAATGATATGGGTGAAGATAGGGTTTTCGAACTCAAGAGTCAGCTGCGGCTCAACGGCATAATCAATCTCAGCAATACTCACGGCTTCACCAGCTTCTGATAGGCATCCAACAAAACGGCGGCCGCAGGACCGTCAACCATAGCAATAACACGCGTGTCGTGGTTCTCGAGGCTACGCACTTTCACGTGATTATCGGCAAACCACTCGAGTCGGTCACTCAAAGCGCCAAGGGCTTCGGGCTCTGAGTCAACTAATTGTTTTTCAGTAATAACTAAATCAATCTGCATTTGGTGTCCTTTGGTTTTAGTATGTCGAGCATTCTGTAGAATTCGCTTTTACCTTCACGCCGAGGCATAGCGTAGGTTAGTTTATGGCCATTTAGTACGTGATATAACAATGTAAACTGAAACGGGTTGGGTTTTAAATCCAGTTTCACACACAAATTAGCCAACTCTTGACGAGTCATTAGAGCTCCTATGCAGTAATAGAAATGTAAAAATGAGAGGCCATGTGATTGGTCTCTCATCTGTGAGGATTAGCTCACCTGGGGGTCATGTTGTACTTCTTCATGATCCTGCGCTCTTTGAAATTGTCCCACTTCACAACGCCGTAGGTGATGACGGGAGCCATTACGAGTCCTGCCAACACCATACATGCGACTGTGGTGGTTGTCATTTCAGAGCCATCAGGATAAGTCTTCAGAGTCTTGCTCATGATTACTCCTTGGTAGGTTCTCATTATAGCCCATGTTTATCGTGCGAACAGGCAAAAATAAGAGCCCATGTTACTGGGCCCTTACTTTTTCAGATCGACTTCTCGATGAGGTCGATGAATTCTTGGGCAGCAAGCACTTTGTCAAGAGCTTCGCGGCGAGGTACTCCTTCGTAGATATCGCATACAAACTGAGATTGAGCATCAAGTTTCATGTGGGCTATTTCCAACTTGTGGTTGTAGCGAGCACGCTGAACAATGATCTTCTTAGCAGCACGGATGGTGGCGTAGGAATATCCAACGACGAGGGCTCCGACGGCGAGCGCGATTGCTTCTTCGGTTTCCATCTGATTCTCCTTGGGTAGGTCTTCATTATAGCCCAAGTGAAGCCTGCGAGTCAGTAGCCTCGTAGGGAGGTCACCCAACTAGCAAAACGCCTGCCAAAGCCAATCGCGAATGTCAGTCTTCATCAGGAAGCTCGGCGGGCCGAGGGATACCGTAGGGAGGGGTATCGTCGTCGTCGCTGATAATCTCGTCGTGCATGAGGTGGTTGTTCTGGAGCTCCCAATCGTCGAGGCCGTTGAGGATATCGTAACCGGTGTAAATACGCTTAGCCATTGTGATTAGTCCTTACTTGCTGGTGGTGACTTTGACGGTGGTGGAACCGGTCTTTTCGACTGTGACCGGCTTGGTGGGATCAGCAGACTTCACCTGATCCTTGAGCTCTTGGTACTGCTTTCGCGAGCCGTAGTTGTGTTCTTGGGTGGGCATTAGTCGTTTTCCTTATTAGCTTCGAATACTCGAGCATTCTGGAACATGATGTTAACTCGGTGTCTGGCGTAAAAGATCCAACCAAAGATGTTTTTCGGAATTCGCTTTACGGCCAATACGCGGTGGTAATCACGATCCGGTTGCTTCCGATCACATGTGGCGATATCGGTATCAATGTAGTCGCAAGCAGCCACAATAATACCGATCATCAAATACAGACCGGTTAAGACGATACACACAGCAAGCATTATGGGTCCTTTACTTAGGGTTTTTAGGATCGTTTTTAGGATCGTTTTTGGGATCAGCTTGTGCGCCCATGGAGTGTCCTTTATCGGGGTAGATTTTAGAGTCTGTAACTGAAGCGTTAGGCCATTTTGAGTTCTTGTAAAATCGGTCCCAACAAGTTGACGATATGGAAAGACGTTTGTCAAAACGCCGCATGTAATACCATAGTTTACGCATAGTGCCCAAGACGGGAATTGAACCCGTACGACCTCGCGGCCAAGGGTGTTTAAGACCCTCGCGTCTGCCTATTCCGCCACCTGGGCTGGTGAGCCTTTTCAAGTCAGTACTCAGGACCAGTTGTCAGTCGGCGCAGCCGTAGATGATTGTGGTTGTGGTTCGCTGTCCGTTCGTACGAATCTTGACGGTCTTGTTCAACATCTCGCCGAGCTGACACGAGTTATATGCGCGACGGTTCACTTTGATGTTACGCCGAAGTTCCGGGTCATTCTGAATCTGAATACGCGTCTGAACACGATAGACGCTACGCCCCCAGAAATCATAGGTGTGAGACGTCGCCGTGACATAACCCATACCATAGGTGCGGTCACTACCCGCCTGCTGTGCGTGAGCATTTCCTCCGCCAAGAGACAATGCGCAAATCGCCAGCACACTAGCAATAAACTTCTTCATTGGTATATCTCCTATTAGGTGTTTAGTATTGCGTGGCCCCAGTGGGGTTCGAACCCACGACCAATGGATTAAAAGTCCACGGCTCTACCAGCTGAGCTACAAGGCCGAGCGAGCAGTTTTGTGTCTTACTCAGGACTCGTTGTTATTTAATCAGCCAACCTGAATCCAGGGACCGGCCCAGACACCACTTACATACTTAAACCCGTTTCGGATCGGAGCAATGGTGGCGTTGTTAGTGCAGACCGCCGTGTTATTGGTAAGCAAATAGCCGTAGTAATTTGTGTAATCGCAGACCGCGTAAGTATTAACCAATGTTTGGAACGTGTAGCCATAAGCGTTCATAGCGCCAAAGCCAGAACCAACCTTAGTCACGCTTGCATCCATAAGCAGGACGTTACCAGAAGTGCCGCCCCACAAACGGTAGCTGCTACCAGAAACCTTAGCGAAACAGTTTGCACTGCCTTCATAATAAGGGTTGGTAGCAATGCTCTCGATTAACTGCACACAATAAATGTCGTTAGCGTTGTACGCATGGGCCGGAGAAGCCCCAGTGACAGCAAACGCCCCACCAAGGCCAAGGACCAGCGCAAGGCTGATCAGAAGCTTACGAAACTTGTTCATATTGTCCTTTGTTAGTTGGTAACAAACAAACCCGCGGGTTGCAGGTCTGTACTGCGCCTTTAGTATAAAGGATTTTGAAGTCTCCTCCAACGTCTGGGCTACAGTTCTTAAGGACTCTTGCCGACACAGGAATCCAGCGGATATGGTTGTTGGTGCTGATTGCCAGCTGGGTATTGTCGCCAGTATGAACGCCGACGACAATACCTTTAGCTGCACATGGATTGAGTAGTGACAGCAGTAGTAGAACTAACATGCGGACTGAACTCTACGCCAAACGCTATGCCGACGAACCCATTTGTCTGGTTCTGCTAACACAAGATTCATTTCTTGAGCTTCTTCGTAGGCTTTAGCGTTTGGTATGTCAAGGGTGGTACGGCACGGCGCAATGACAACCGAAGCATAACACCCGGTTTCTTTAAATCGAAGCGCGGCATAGTAGGCATATATAGCGTGCTTGTATGGGCGTCGATTGTTGTTTGCATCAGAAACATTTACTTCTACTGTACCATCAAAATGCGTAAGCACAATCGTGTAGCAACGAAGTGGCCTTAACTCAATATCAGACCGATACTCTACTAGATATACCGGATCAGGAATAGCCATTGGCGTCTTTCTCAGCGTTCAACCAATCGCGAAGCGCTTTGAGGAGGTACCGAATACCAAGGAACATGAAGAAAATACCGCACCAGTTGGCAATATAACTTGACACATCGCCAAAAGTAGCTTCAGACAACTGAACGCCGTGCACGCGATTGTTGACCTGAAAGAAAATACCAACCACGATATGTAGGATTCCAAACATTAGATTCTTCATCACACAGCCTTGTAGTTAGCAAACCACGAGTCGAGAATAGCTTTGTCTGCAGCGCTGAAATCCAGAGTGTTGTCGTGGCCATCACCCATGATTGACCGCTCGAACCCGTATGGATGATTCAACCCAAAGAGATGACCTGCTTCGTGTACCGCAACCGCGGCAGTACCGAACTCGTTGAGATGACTGGCAAACACAAACGCCATATTCCAACCAGCACTACCAAACCCATTGACCCAAGCATAGCCGTCGGTACCTGCAGCAATAATGCGCTGTGCTTCCGCGGGCTCGCTCATGATATAGATGGTGCTGGAGTTACCGTCCAGGCACTCGCCCTTCTCAATAGTCAACGGCCACTCAGCAAACCGAGTACGCATCTGCTTCATGACCAGATCAATTGTGGACTGAGGCAGATTGGGCGAAGGGAAGCTGTACGCCGTAGGAACCTGATACTGCGTCTCGACAACATCGTCGCCATCGAAATCAACACAAATACGCGGGGACTTACCATCCCACACACGAGTCTCAGCGGGCTCAGGGACGATGATATAGTCCTTGTTCCAGCAGACGTTCAGGTTGAAGCCGGTCTTGCTACCAATGAACTCGAATCGACCACCACCGTTGTTACAACGCTCCTGCGGGATACCGCTCGGGTCCATGAACAATACGAGCATATCAGGCGGCGAAAGGTCAATGCGGGTGCACCACTCCATAGCAATAACCAGATGGTCGTAAACGCGCCACATACCGTTATCCTGGAAGCAGCTCATGGCAGGCGACGTCATTGACGTACCCGTGGCTTCTGCGTTTGCATCAGCCGAAGAAATAGTAGGGAACACGAGGACACTGATGGTCAACGCGAGGAGGAAGATAAGCTTACGCTTCATGATTAGTCGCCTTTAGATTGTAGGGAAGGGGAATTTTTTGTTTAGTGCAATAATGAGATCGGTGATGATTTCCTCACGGCGCTCACCCATAAACATTTCATGGTTATAGCCTTCGGCCGATTGTTCCCAGCCGAACAAGAACGCTTCGAGCAGTTCTTTACGGGTATATGTGCGCTCGACAACCGGAGGTTTAGTGCCGTACAGATCTTGGTTAGTGACTTGGTAAATCTTGACTCTACGATCCGGGCCCCACTTGGCCACGATGAAATCGCCGTTGACATCAATGTCGGATACAAAAGTATGCGGGCCAGCATGCCAATGTGAGAACTGACAACGCTTGGTAACTCCCGGCATCAGATCTGCCTCGTAGTCACAGCGATGATTACTGAGTGACATTATGGTTCTCCTTGTGAGATATGATTAAGGGGAGAGGAAGGATCACGTGTTGCCTTCCGGTCAAGCGATTGCGACTACCCAAAGACCTACCAAAGTTTTAAGGATAGTACACTTGTCAGTACTTTGTCTTACGAGTTACGACCAGGAATTACCACCAAAGTCCGCCGACATGGAAATCACATCCCTTCAGGATATAGTACTCGAACGTAAACGGTCTTACCTGCGGCATGCTGAGTTTCAAGCCAATCACTGATCAAGAGACCGTTAATTGGCCCAGTAGATCCTACAAGACGACCGCAACCGTGACTATCGCCAGAAGACGAATAGTAGTGCACAGCCCAAGCGCCCATCTCGCTGTCAAATACTGTGACGTTCTTGAGACCTGGTGCTAGCTTGCGATCGCCACATACTGCGCCAGTAGCTGGGACTTTGTCGACGGAGCAAAGGGCCTTGCGATCGCCTTTAGGTGTAATGAAGTCGCCGGTGTCTCCGCAGTTAGTCCAAGTAACGCCCTTAGCGCAAGCTTTATCGCGGATAGATACCGAGACGTTAAATACGCCGTACTTGTCGGTAGTGCCCTCGTAGACTCGAGCGGTTGCGCTAGATGACGCAGGGTCTGAAATATTGATGCAAAGCGTGATTGGGGCATTGCGCTTAGGAGAACACCTGGCCCCAGCAGCCCAAGTCCACTCTGGGAAGAATACGAGACTGGTGATGGCGATAACCATCCAGACCATAGCACACAAGAATATGTTGCGCGCTATGGCCCGAGTGGTCGACGTCACTTCTTGTCGTCTTTCTTGAAGCTTTCCTTGAGGTCAGCCAAGTCGGTTTTTTCTTTTTTGACCTGCTTCTCATGCTCTTCAGCGCCAAAGAGCTCTTCGTAGATACTTCTTGGCTTTGTGGGTTCCGTGGTCATTCGACTTCCTTCCGATCAGCTGATGCAAAATATGCTACCACACCGAGACTGACGAGCACAACGCCCAACACGAGAAGCTTCCAAACCTCAATACCAGTAGCAGCAAGCTCCTGGTTTGTGATATCAATGCCACGATACGCTGCAGTGGTGTTAGGGGCAACTGTCGACGTTTCGAGCGTTGTCGACGGAGCAACAGTAGTTGTCGGCTCAATAACTGCCGTAGTGGACGGATATGCCTCCACAGTAGTCGTAGAGGCCTCTGTAGTGCTCGTAGGGGCGTTTGACGTCGTGGTGTTGGCAATAGTGCTGGTAGTCGTCTCCGGAAGCGTAGAGGTCGTTGTGGCCGGTGTGGTTGTGGTCTCTGGGATGGTAGTGGTGGTATCCGCGACAGTAGTTGTCGTTTCCACAATGCTGGTTGTAGTAGTATCAGCCACAGTCGTGGTGGTCTCAACTGGAGGACATTTCACCCAGATATCGAGGAAGACACTTCCATCTGGCTGCTTGTCAGCGCCGTGGTATTCCTTGCTGAGGTCACCGGAGTCCCAGTCCCGCATGACGATATGGTGTTCGCCAGGACCAAGATCCCACGTTCCAGACGCAATATGAGGCAGCCCATCGTCATTGAAGATGTACATACCGCGCGTGTCTCCACGAGGGGCATGGTCGTCAACACGAATCTGGACCTGCTCGATAACGCTAGCTGCGTTGAATGACCACTCTGTGCAAGTAGCCTTACCCGTTGCTGCAGCAAAAGCTCCGGGGTTGAATGTGAGTAGGGATAGGATTCCGATGATGACTCCGCCGAGCACTCGTACGAGCTTCATTGTTTTCTCCTTGTTGATTAGGAAATTACTACGACCGGGGTTTTACCAATCTTGACCAAAGAAACACTAAACGCAAAGCGCCCGACGTCTCCGTCATGATACGCTTCACATTCGAGGTTACCCTCTTTGTCTCGAATATCAGACAAGATGTTGATTAGGGCGTTAAGGTCCATTACATTACTCCCTTAGATTATTGCGGCATTTGGCATTTGGTTTGCGGCATGTTGACCGTCCAAGAGCCGACAATTTGACCCTTGGTATTGTAGTTGTAAAACGTAACCGGCAGATATCCGTCGTCAACAGTACGTCCACCTCGTTCTTCACAAGATGGTCCGCTGCTGCAGGATACGCCGGCTACTAGCAGTAACGCGATAAGGTAGCGCATTACTTTGGCAGATTAATACAGTTGACGATGGTGCCGTACTGACCTGAGTTGACAACTTCGCCAACAATTAAGCATACGACGGTAAGACACAACAAAATAGTCATTAGGCTACTTTCTGATTAGGGTTGATTAAGATTTAAAGTGAGGCACCACCTAACTGTGGCCTCAAGTCTACGGATTGGGACAGCGCTTACTAGAAGTTGTACCGTAGTCTTTAATGCAGCGCATTCCTCGACAGATAAGGAAGTTGCTGCTAAGCAGAGGAATACTAGGTTGTCGCACGACCCGTACTCAACTCTGTTAGCGGATTGCTGGGGAATCGACCCCTCTCGTTGGGCCCGGACTTTGCCGGCAAATCCAACTCGTATGCCCGACGCCTTTTCGTTGCCTGCAATCGCAATCCTCCGTAGGGGGCGTATCCTCTCACAGATACGCCTCTAGCTTTCATTGTGTGAGAGAACACAACTACTAACTACGTCCCGTCGCCGGGTACTACGCCTACGCGGTTTTTTGTTTACCTAAACCTTGTGTGATCAGTACAAGGCGCTCTGTGTGACCTTCACAGTATACGCAATGGTGGCCTGACTGGGTTTACCAGGCCGTACGGTCCTGTCGACGTAGCACCATTACCGCTCTGAGCCTAAACTCTATTTATACTCGCTCAGACGAGTTGTTTTAGGCAGCGTCCACCGTCTCTGGAAGCTTGAAAAACACATGGTAGTCTTTTCCGTAGGTCATCGGGATCTGAAGTCCCGTGCCATCCTGCTCGAGAACGAGCCGAACTGTGAAATGTCCATCAATCGAGGGATACTCCCGCATCATATGAAGCACTCGCCCGCAAATCGGCGGGCACGTTTCCAGATTAAACGCAAACATCGGAGGGATACAAATGACCGCGTCCTCGTAGATATCTTCGACAAACCCGGCGACAGTGAAGCCGAGCTCTGAACAAACTTCAACAATCTTGATGTCCATGGTGATTATCTCTTTCTGATTATGTGGATTGAAATGTTGTGTTTGTGACTTACCAGGTCATTTCCGGAGGGTTGATCCAGAACGCGCCCTTGAGCATGTTATAGAGAATTGCGCCAACTCGGCCGTTACCATCCACGAACGGATGAATACGCTCGAACTGATGGTAAAACTCTTCCGGGGTCAAGATAGCCTGATGCTCGATGAGTTGGTTGATCAAGCGATTGATATGTTCCGGTGCAACGCCGGTGTTTCCGTTAGCAAAATGAGCTGGAACAGCTCGCCATCCAGAAAAGCGGGTATTGTTAACCAGTTCGCCAAGAGTGAGGATATCTCTGGCTGTGATCTCAACAGGCATTTGGCGCAGATGATTCTTGTAGAAGACACTCAAACCACGCTTACACGCCAAAGCCATACCAATATAATCGGCAGGTGTAACAGCGTTCTGACGAGTGCAGTTGTCGATTACGAATTCTGTGATGTCCACGGTGACTCCTATGATTAAGTGGATTGAATATGAGAAAATACGGACTTCATAACTACCTTAGTCCGCTTACCGGCGAGATCTGTCTGGCAGAAAACAGACGACCACAAACTGCAGCCCCCCTACAGGCGAGTTTGTAGTAACCGGGGAATATCACTTAGCAGTCAAGCCAGTAAGCATTGTATCTGCCATACCTTGGTCTGTGAACGCGGGGATCTTAGTATCAATATACCACAACCCACGGTCGGTAACGTCGGTGTAGATGATGCGGTAGTGGTTCTTCTCGAGGTCGTACATCATTGCGTATGAACGGTACATGATTAGTCCTTCTGATTAAGTGTGAAATACAGAGCCGAATACAGGAGTCGAACCCGTGACCCCTTCATTACAAGTGAAGTGCTCTACCAACTGAGCTAATTCGGCGGGATAAGGCTAAAAGGATCGTCCGAGAATTATCCTTTGACTTAGCTCTTAGTTCGCACGATACCGTACAATCGACCTAAGAGTACCAGGTGTTTACTAGTTATGTCGTGTGCTAGCACACGAGCTGTTTTAAGACGGTCCGGACTCTAAACAGCCAAAAGGCCCGGGCTAGTTGTTGTTCTTACATAGCAGCTACCCGCAGTCGGAACTCAAACCCGAACCTACGTATTACTATTAACGCCAGCCGAACTGAATACGAGTGTAAGAACAACTTAACAGTTGCTACGAGTCCAAGAGTTCATGACGCTCTTACGTAGATTAGACAAACTCTATCATAAAGTAACGTAGTAAGTCAGCAGAGCTAAACGCTGTACCTGTCTACCTATTACTTCATAAATCATCAAGTTCCGCTGACAATTCCGCTCAGCTACCAACCGTTAAATCTTGGTTCCCGGTTGAGATATCCTAGCTTACACATTTAACTCTCAACTAGCCTTTATTGTGTAAGTAGTACAGGAACCAAACTGGCAGAACGGGCCTACTAGAATCTTATCTCGGGCCAGGGGGAGGTTGGTCCTTAATGAGAGAGTCGTGCGTTCTTTTACCTGATTCATGGCCAGCATAAATATATGTGGGTAATCCCTGCAATGCCTGGAGAGCTATGATAACGGCCAACATCCGGCATACTTTTCGAGCAAGCACGATGGCTTGACTTACCGCTCTCGGGAAACAATCTTCTGACGCAACAAAGGTAAATCCCAAAGGTGTCAGAATTTAAGACGCAATGCAAATTGCTGTCCCCACATAAAATGAAGCTCCTTGTTTAAGGGAGCTTTAAGTGGTCTTTATGATCGGGACTAAATAGCATCCTCTTCATTATAAGCCGTGTTTTTTTTGCGAGCAAAATTTTAATGAGACGTAGCTGCTTGTGGTCCTTATCTAAGACGTCCATGGTATGGGGTCTCGTATTAGCATTTCGGTTATCAGCCAGATAACACTACTTCTCATTATACCCCGTGCAATTTCTGCGAGGTGGGTAGTTTAGCGTCATACCCAGGACGGAATATCACTTTTTTCGGTAGGGCCCGCGGTTATTGATAAGGCCCTCGCGGTATTCAGCCATCTTACGAGCTTTAGCTGCTTTGCACGGTACGCACCTTACTGGACGATCGCCATCGCGATAGTGTCTCATATATGCCGCGTAGGTCCCGCAAGGCTCTAGAGGCTTGCCTAGCTTCTGCGGCATCAGTCGACCGGGATGAACTGCTCGCTAAACAACTTAGGCGCGTAGCAGCGATACTTGTCGTCCATCTTGGTAACAAACCAACCGATGCCGGCTCGACCAATATTGGGGACAATCTTGCGATCGACCAGGATGGTCTTGACGCCGTCCTTAGTACGAACCGAGCCGATAAGAGCAGCAATCTCGTCAATGTTGTCTTCCGTGATCTCCACGGCTTCAACAGCAAACGGGGTGCGAGTGTAGGTCTTGAATTCCATTAGCTAGCTTCTTTCGTAATATGGACGGTCTTGTAATAGCGCAGGCGTCCCTGCTTAGTCTTAGGCGCGTCTAAATGGTAGTACGTCTTACCACCATTTCTAGAGAAAGCGCCAGGGCTTCGGACGCTCTGCCAGAAGGGATAACCACTAATCTCGGTGTGGTCTACCCATTCATCTGGATCGTCGGTCAGCTTACTCAATTCCTGAAATTGCAGGAGCCGATTAAGCGTGGGGATAGCCACCATAGCTGATCCGCCGGAATGCCCCATAGCCGAGAAAGCCGCAACAACGCGCAGATATCCTTCGATGACTTCTGGGTCTTCGCCAATTAGCTCGAGTTCCCGCCTGGCGTGGGTGACAAGATTTGACATTAGTCGGCTTCGTGGCGTGGGGAATTAATAGCGTACTTACGTTCAAGTTCATCTTCAGCAATCTTGACAAAGAGCGTCTTGAGATATGCTGTTGTGCCAAACTTACCGTCTGGCTGCTCCCAATCGGAGCCGGTGCAAATAATGTCCACAGACCCAATATCGGCGTAATCAAGAACTTCAATACTGTCCTCGTCCAAGCTGGTACGAGCGGTATCAGTCATCATGACAATGCGCGGCGGCTTGAATGCGTACGAAATCTTGACCTTTAGATACGGTGTCGGTCGTGCGTCTTCATCACCTTCATATGGCGCAAGAAACTTAACGTTCCATCCGTCACGGACCAGGTCATCTACCATGTCGTCCGGAATAACCACACAAATGTTGCGCTTTCCGGCGTCGTTGAATCGCTTACCTTCCCCAGCAAAGTTAGGGAAGAGAATGCGAGTACCCTCAATCGTGAATGTCTTCAGTTCTTTTGCCATCATTATCTCCTTGTCTGGCGTTGTTCCTGTAAATAACACTAGCCGGACGATTCCACTTAATATGGTCCTCGACCAGCCACTTTGTTTTTTCGCTATTACCCTCGGCAAACCATCCGCAGTCGCACGCTGCAAGATGGTCGCTGACAATTAGTTGGTGCATTAGGCCGGATCCTTACGTGTTTCAATGATCTTGATTTGCGCCCAAGGAATTTCTATCTGAATGCTACCCTGACGAACGAGAACAGACAACGGTCGCCCGTTAGCGTCTTTGATTACCGAATAGATCTTACCAAAATAAGACGTATTGTCCAACATTTCGACGCGACCCTCGATGAAACCAGATACCGTCAGAATTGAATCATTTAGCGGTAAATCAATTACTCGGGTCATCTCGGGATACGACCCATAACGAATCACCGAGGGTTTATTGCTAAGTTGGTGTAGATCGGCATGTTCTTCTGGGGTATACATGTTAAGCCCCCTTCGGGATTTGACAAATTTAATGCCGCAAGAACACCGCATCTCAGCTTCATTGACCCAAATTTCATGCATCATGGTCATACTCCAAAATTAAAGCACTCGACGGTATGACAACCTTCTGGCGCTAAGCGCGCTGCATGTTCAGCAATACACCGATCGCTACAAAGCCGAGTATCGACAACCGTAGCCGACGCATTAGCATGTGCATGCTTATAGCCTTCACGCTGAGCATCTGCCCCGGTAAGGGTTAGGTGCTTCCACCCACACGTACAGCTTACTTGCTTTGGTCGAACCGTGATTTTGTGATTACGCATTAGAACCCCCCCATTTTGAACGTAGAGGATTTTGTCACCCATGATAGTATACGCGGTTTCTCCGTTAAAACCGTTGAGTTCAACCAAGATCAAATGACCTTGCTTATCGTTGACTTGTCGGCGAAGATTACCGGTTAGGATTTCTCCAGTAATAAGCTTTACTAATACTCGCATTACACTAGCTCCTTATGATTAAGAGAGCAAGTTCTCAATACCACCAAACGCGGCGATGGCGTTAAGAGCTTTCTCTGCCAAGTTTTCGAAATAACTCATGTCAACCGGAAGGTCCGGAATATGCTTAGCAGTATCCCGCTCAATCCACAAATGGCCTTTAGTTCCAGTAACCGCATAGCTCTTGTCGTCCTTGATTCGCAGCAAGCGCCCACCATCGACCGTGACGGGCACGAATACGCCAGTACGACCAACATGGTGCATCTCGCTAATAATCGGAGGATCGTCCGAGATATCTTTGAAGTTCAGATACATTCGTCCTTGGACGACGCTCCGCGCTTCACAGAAGTCCTCAAACTCGAGCTCTTCCTCGGTGAACAGTGACTTGAAGACATAGGGATGCTGGAACTGTGCACCAGTCGCACTCCACTTACCGTTTGCCCGAGCCACATATACCGCGTCGTTGACGAGACACAATTTCTCGTATGTGTTCTCGTGCTCAAACTCGTAACCATATTGCTCCCCAAATTTCATCACGAAGTCGATGATTTCTGGTGTAGCGTTAGGAATCTTGATCGAGTCCGTCTTAATATGTGCTACTGTAAAGCCTTGCTCTTGCACAGCGTGCTTCAGATCAATCATGAACAAAGCACCTCGCTTAGCCACAATATTGTCTACGTTGCGCTCATCTCTAAACGGATTAGGGAACTTTGCGCTAGTCAGACCATAGACGATGTTGATGACAATCTTCAGAGCGTATGAAAGTCCTTCAGCACTCTTGGGATCATCTTCAGCGCCGACCAAAAATGGCTGGAGACGACCACCCAGCATGCTTCGGGCCTTTTCGTATTCCTTACGCTTAATCGCCAAACGAGCGGCTTTAAGGTCAGAGAAATTCTGAGTATAGGGTCCGAACATATCGAGAACCTCGATACTGGTCGGATGCATACTCGCCACGTCCAGAAGGGCAACGTTGGCGTAGATACCGGGTTCCGCGTAGACGTAACCTCCTTCACCCACAACTTCGTCACGATATGTGCTTTCCTTTCCGTCAAACAAATAACCGGGGAATGCTTTATTAAGCTCGGTGTAGACAAAGCTGTTTTGAGGCTGCTTGTCATCGCCAAATATGATCTTAGCTGTGTGGTTCTGAGTCGTATGGTTGATAGACAACCCAGACAACTCGGCCAAGATCTCTCGAGCAATGAAGTCTTGCTTACGCGCATGGAATGTAGCTTCTGTGGCATGGACGTCGTTGACACAATATGCAACAACTTCGTCCCAACGATCCTCCGGAACCGGTTGGTCCCATGGAATATCGAGCTCCATGTGATGGATGCCAAGTTCTACCTCAAACTTCTTCAGACTCTGCTTCTTCGAGCTAAAGTCATAAATATCCGCGTATGACAGGTTGTACGCTTCCCCAAATAACACATTGGGTTTGTTGTCGATGATGCTCTGGCTAAGCTTGTACAGCTTCTCTAAAGTAGCACCAGTATAACGAGCGTAAATAATGTGATTGTCATAGCGGCGATTGTTAAACCCCACGAGACGTAGGGACAGTAGGGGCTCGAGTTCTTGCGCGGTTGGGTTAACCATTCGAACAACTTCGGCCATCCCGTCATACTTCCAACAAACCACAAAAAGATTAGGATAAACTTCAACGTCGTAGAAGACAATAGGCTTATCATCGTCCGGCACGACCTCCTTAATATGATCCTGGCCGACAAACCGCATCTTCTGGACTAGCGAGATGCAATATGCGGCTTGATTATGACTACTAGCAGCAAACGTCAAAATCTTAGAACGCATATCAGTCAGGTCATAACTCAGACCATCATTATACGCGTCATCCAAGATCTTGTGAATGAAATCAACCGAAGGCTTAGTGCCTGGGTGGATCTCTTTACGCAAGTTGCGGTCAACAAGTTCTCGAAGACTACGCTCGGTTTGAACACTCTTAATATCAAGCATAGGCTTCTCTTTCTTAGGAAGGCCCCCACCTATTTGTGCCACGGGGGATTTATTACACTTGGTTAATTTACGTCGGAGTGAGGCATCACCCAACAGGGTTTTGACCTCAATACCAACGTCAAATATCTGCGCTAGTTCATGGACGTTGCCTGCATACTGATAATGCAGATGTAATCCTGCGCCACTTTTACTTACTTCGGCGTACGTTGCGGGCCAAATACTAGCAGCGTCCAGGTTACGGGCAAGGCTTTTTTCGCCATTCTCATCAGTCAAGTCAAAGTCGATCACAATATGATCTTCTGGAACCTTAACGAAATGCAGATGAGAGGTATCAATATTCTTGAGTGTGGTTTTAACCTTAACCCACGAGAAGCCTGGGTTACCGCTGGGCTTAGCTAGCTGTGCGGGCTGATCGGCAAAATATGCGTCCAACAAAGACGGCTGTTCCGCTAAGCCAAGGTCTGCCTTAGTGACGACCTTGAGTTCCTTGATCGGAATAAGCGGTTTGAAGCCTTTGTAATAACTACTGTAAGCTACGCCACTATCATCTGTGTAGCGATCGTGGAATTCCTCAAAGTAGTTACGCAACTCCTCACGCATTTTGTACATAGGGAGGATCTTGTCAATACCTGTGTCACTACACCACTGCTTGTACAGAGTATATGCTTGCTTGAGTGATACGCCACCTTGCTGTGTAAATACGTCTTGGTTACCCTCAACGTAGTTGTAGAACACGTCAGTTTGGAACATCATCTCAAGCGGACGATATGCGCTATAGAAGTTCTTACCCATAGCTTTGTATCGTGCAAGACACTGTGAAGCAATAGCGCCTAACTCAAAGTCGGCCTGCGCCATCAACTGGAAATATCGGTCGGTCTCAATGTGCTTACCCGAAGGGTGCACGTCAATCAATCGACGAATAAGACCAGACTTAGCATCAGAAATCTTCACCGGCTGGTTAGTACCCATAAATAAGAAAGCATTTACCCTAGCGCCATAGCCGGGCTTATACTTCTCGTTGATGACGATCTCTTCGTGAGATACAATCGAGTTTAGCTTTGTGTTGTCTTCGATCTTCGACAAGTCACCGTCATGCTGAATAGCTACAAGCGGGTTATGCCTAAATACCTCAGTGGAAAATGCCCCGTTGTTACTACCCAATGCTTTGGCATCGAACGTCGCAACGTAGCCAGCAAACATCTTCTGAATAATATTCAGAATTGTAGACTTACCAGACCCAGCGGGGCCATACAGGACGAGGAACTTCTGGAGCTTCTTAGCGTCGCCCGAGACAATAGCCCCGATAGCCCACTCAAGCTTTGCGCGCTCCTCGTCTGAATATAGCGTGCCGACGATCTCATCCCAAGCCGGGCAGGGACCGGGCTCGAGTGAATATGGCAGTCTACGACTAACGTAGTCCGTCTTCTTTACTACTGTGTTAGCAAACGTCAGTTGTTCATCCAGAGGATGGCTGTTATCACTGATGTTCTGCAAATATCGACGAAACTGCACCCAAGACTGAGTCGCGAACGACTGCAGCGAGAGCACGGTAACTTCGCCATGTTTCTTAGCTTCTTCGTACAGATGCTCGTCGACTAACCGCTGTACGTCATATTCGTCCGTAGACCAAAGACCGACTGCTTCATCCCAAACAGCATAGAATGAACGGCCGCGGACCATTAAATCTTGCGTTCGCCCAACTTTCCAACTAACGCCTAATTTGCGCTTTTCGTTTTTGTCAGGCTCCGAAAGAACCACATTATAAAAATCCACAACCCTCCTTTCAAAGGAGTCTTTGATCGTATAAATATTCGTTAAACTGGTACCAAATTTCAACCTGTGTTTGGTCCTGATCGGTGTAAGTCAAAGGAAATAACCCGCCTTTACCCGATCGTTTGTACGTTCGCCAAACAAACCGTTCCATAGCGCCTAACACTTGGCGCGAAATATTAGGATGCGCGTCGTTCAGTTCTTCGAGCCCGAGATGTCGTAGCATAGTCCAAAACCAGTCACGCAAAGGCGTACCTGTTAAGAACTCTGCTCTGCGGGATAATGCAATAAGCATTTCCATTACAGAGCAGGATGTGGTTTCCCACGCACTGTCGCCACGAACCCCGGACTCGATACTGAACTCACGTCGTAGTTCTAAACCATCTGTCGCTCGGTTATCGTCACCTTGTACTAACCACACAAATTCATATCCGTGTAGTAAGCGGATAAGGTTCCAATAAGTCAGAGACGGCGTGTGGCTGAACGTCGATGCCACTTTGGAATAGAGCCAGTTGAAATATGTTTCTTCAATCGGCTCAGTCATGTCTTACTCGTCTCGGAATCGACGAACAGAATGCCTAAGCTCTTTTTCGTCCTGCGCTTCGTATGACTGCCCAAGCACTTCCAAAGCATACGAGCTTTCGCTGCGGAGGACTTCCCATTCCATATTTAGCGTTTCGCTACGAATATAGACGACGTTGGCGTCTAGCGAGCCGTGGTTCCACAACAGCGGTCCAAGCTTAGCGTAATGGTTGTCAATAACGCGGTCAGCCGAGTCGACAAGGACGTCGTCAACTTCGTAATATGTGACCGTGTCTTGCCCACAACCGAGTTCGTTGAGCTTGTACTCCTCGACATGGATAACGTACGGCAGATGCGACTTACGCGAGTTGTACTCAAGCTCGTAATCCCATTCGTCAGGATGCCCTTCACCAAAGACGCTCTTGATAAACCGCACGGGCATATCGTCTTCGTCTTCCTCAACTTCAGACTCAATATCATCGGAATCGTCCGACGCGTAGCCTTCCGTCTGAATAAGCTTTGTCAAATCAAGCGCCATCTGATCATCCTCGAGCTGTTCAGTCATTACTTCGTACTCTTCAACAGCTTGGCCGAGAATCTTGGCAATTCGACGCTGAGACACAAAATATCCGACCACCGCACCAGCAGTAGCGGAGAGCACCCCGACCAACAGAAGCTGATCGGAGTGGTTCCGGAGTGCGTACGGGATCTTCATTTCTTGTCCCTCAGGATATACATGATGTCGCCATCAACGTTGAAGTCGAGCAGGATAGACGGCTCTGTGCCGCGCATGAATTCGGAGCTCCGAGCCTCGTAGAGACCGAAATCAATATAGTTGTCGCCCTCTTCGTCATCACTAAGCACCCAACCGACAATCTGACCAGCTTCGGTACGCGGCAAACCAAGGGACTCATAAACGTCATTGAGGAACACAAAGCGATCCACGTGAAGCTTATGATTCCAATAGTTTTGCTGCGACTGAATAAACATACGGTTGTAGTCGGGATGACGGACCCACTGTGTCGAGCTCTCGTCAAAGAACTTGGCATAGCAGGACACCGCGTAGGGATCGACAACGCGCTCGACAATCTTCTTGCCGTCAATGGTCGACGATTCGTAGCGGGCACCATGGTAGATATCGAGTTCCTTGTCAACACCATATTCGGTGCGGACACGGTCACGATATGCGCTGTACGACGCAGCAACAGCGGCATAGGCTGCCGACAGGTTGTTGTTACGACGCTCGAGAGTGACATGCGAGGTTGTCAGCGCGACAATCGACAGACCGCCAACGAGGATAGACGGGCCATACAGCTTGACAATATCCATCGTGCCGTGAGCGTAAACCAAAGCAAACGACCGCTTAGGCAGATCTGCAACCTGCTTAGCCGTATCAATATCGGCCTGGAAATGCTCCAGCTTCTCTTCGAGCTTAAGGGTAGCTCGGCATGCAAGAACGGTGCTGGCAACGCTACCGACAACACCCACGGCAAAGAGCACCTTGGGGGAAACGATCTTGGCTTCCAGCACTGCGCGCTTAACCGTGCGCGTCACGTTTGTGGGAATGAACTTCATAATGATCTCCTAGATCTGTTAGGCTTCGAGTGGTTCTTCGGGGGGCAGTTCAAGCAGATACCCTTCGCGGATCTGCCGAATATCGCTGTTAGCAACGTTGTGCCAACCCCACTTATTATCTGTATACTGCGAAGGCAATCCAATCAGATCGTAGAGATCTGCAACAGACGCCATTTCGTACTTATCAACAATATCGCTGAGGCGTTCGAGAACATTCTCAGCTTCTTCACGACTAACCAGAATGATCTCACCTGCCCCCTTGCGACGCTGAGGAGGAGCCTGACGATATGGCGTCTGGTCTGGCAAATTGACACCACGAGAAGCCTGATAGCTTGTGGGCCGGTTATAGCTTGTCCGCGGAGCAGAATATCCGTACGGTGTTGGACGACCGCGACGAGTATCCATGCGATCGCCATAAATAAGCTTTTCAAAGCCCTTAGATACGGCGTCTGCAGCCATGTTACGCAAAGCGGGAAGTAGCACATCACTAAACACAAAGTCTCGTGAATTACGGAAATCTCCCGTAAAGAAAATCCCCTTGAACCGACTACCAAGAGACTTGGGTCGGGCCACAACCTTACCCGTGGTAACCTGCTCGATCGCTGGACGCTCCTTAGGGGTGGCAGCCTGCTTAGGCTTGCCGATGTTCTGGCTATTACTGGGGAATTCCATGTCAGACCGCCGGCGGGGGAAGCGTAGGAGTAGTGGGCTTGGGTCCAGGGGCCATCGGACCAGGAACGAGTCCTGCCGGCATGATCCCCTTGAAGAAGCTTTCTGCTTCCGCGGTATCAGTCAGCATGCTCATGTAGAGCTGAGAATATGCTTCGGTTGCCTTGAAGTCGGCGAGGTTTGCGTCGCCCTTGGTGAAGGTACGACCGTCGGCCGACTTAACGCCATACGACAAGTCGATGAGCTTCTTGAACTCCGCAATAAGCTTACGGCTATCCGCGGTGTCAATGATCCGCTGGACCAGAGCGCTAAACCCCTCGGCCTCAGACATCTCAAGTTCCACAAGCTCCTGCTGAGTCATATGGAAATAGAAGTCTTCCTTGATCGTCTCACCATTGAAATTGGTGTACGTGATTGTCTTCTTGAGCATTAGTATACTTTCTGTGAGAAAAATGGAAAAACCTAGAATCCTTGTGGGATTCTAAGTCTTGAATTCTGCGAACGGGGGAGTTCAGGCAGCGGGATCTTCGGTAGCGGCGGTCTCGGCGTTCTTACGAGCGCGACGAGCCTTCACGGCGTTGGTCACCTTGCCCACGACGAGCGGGACGACGATCTTCGTCACTGCAACAGCAGCGGCGACGGCGACGGCCTTCATCAGGGTCTCGGTGAACAACTCGTTGGTCTCTTCGGCTTCGTTTTCGAGGTCGATAACAGCATTGCTGACGATGAGGTCTTCGGTGTCCATTACTGGGTCCTTTCGGTTGGTCTTCATTATAGGGCGTGTTATTCTTGCGACTTACTTACCACGAATAAGCGCTTCACGTAAATCGTAGTCGATTACGCTAGCGCCAAAGAACTTAACTGTCTTACCGGCAGCAAGACTAGTCTTCAAGATCCAAATATCTCGTTCTTCCTGAGACATGCGGATGATCTTGTCGGACATTACTTTGTAGTTCAGAACATTTGGCGATTTAGGCTTTGGTTGAACTTGGCCCATGTCAGATGTCTGTTCGGAATTCGTTATGTGTGAAATACGAATCAGGACCAAGATCCTTGAAGGTAACCCGCTGCAGCGTTTCGCTTGGGCCAAGGATAGCTGTAGGCCCAATATCTGCTACGGGCTGCGCTTCCTCAAACAAGGCTTTTGCCAAGATAAGGTAGTTGATATGGTCGGTGATTTTCTCGTCAAACATATCGGGGTTGACTGGACCTTTAATCCGGAGAATATCATACACGCTTACCGTGTGCTTAGCCATCATACCAGCAAGAGCCTCGAGAGGCGTAATACCCTGCACGGCGGCGGCAACCTTGAAATTATGCAGCTTGTCTTCGGTGCTGTATTCCTTGGACTTCTGCACCAAAACGCTGCGACTACGCTCAACTTGAGCTTCGAACAGTTTATCAAATTCGTCGTGTGTCATTACTTTTCTCCTAAATATCAATCAATGAACGGGTGGACTAGGTTTGCCATGTCAGCCTCGAGCAACACGGGCTTTGGGTCTCGTGCTCGTTCGTCGCGAATAAAACACAAGGCTTCAATAACGTCAATGTCAACAACTTTGAGGCCAAAGAAATCAATCAGAACTCCTTCGGCTGGCTGGATAAAAGCAAGGCGAGTGTCAAGTTCTGAGTCTGAGAGACCACGAATTTTTTGCCAAAGCGACATATAGTATGTCATTACACATCCTTATGATTAGGGGTGGCGGTGATGCCCCGAGTGGACACCACCGCCGTGAATATCAGAGGGGCTTCAGGTAGTTGTAGCTGAAGCAAATACAGGGACGTCCGTCAGGACTCATTGCCGTAGTAAACGTCAGATCGAGCATCCGATCGTTCTCCCAGCCTACGCGAGTCGAGGATTCGGTCGACGGCAACTTGACCTCGTAGTAGAAATCATCAAGCGTCGCGTAGAACCCTCGGTTCATCTGAGCATTAACCGTATTGACTGCTCGACGGAGTGTCTCCATGTCGCACTCGAAATATCGACCGGTGTGCTCTTCTTTACACAAGACCTTACCCGAGCCAATAATGACTGTTGGTGGCGGGTTGTTAGCTACGCCTTCTTGCGCAATCTGATCACGGATAGCCAGTTCTTTCTTGGCGCCGATCTCTTCAACAACCTTGGTCTTGTATTCCGCAAAGACGCGTTCTGAAGCAGCTAGCAAAGTGGTAGCTGCAGCGGTCTGGGCCTTCGAAATATCGACGCCCTTGTAGATGGCGAAGACGGTAACGCTCACTGCTACAGCCGGAGGAATATAGAGCTTCCACGTAGGCTTGATGCGTTCCTTGAATCGCTCCATACGGGTAGTACTAGGGCCGCGTGTGACTTCAGCAGCCTCAAGCGTTGTACGAGCAATATAGCCAGCTCGCGCTGAAAGGTATGCCGTAGCAAGCGTTCCTGTGATCGCGGTACCCATCATAATTTCGACGGAGTTCTCACGATAGTAGTTCTGAATATGATCTGTGAGCTTAGGCATCAGCGCCTCGACTCTCGAACGTAGATTCGGATAAGCCACAAACCACCGGTAATAACGGTGAGTAGCGCATCCGAACAGAAATGAATGAGGCCGTAGCGACGGCGGTTGTGATATGTCATAGAGACTCCTTGATTACGCGGACAAAAATAAGATGAGAAGTCTAGGGTTCACAGCCCAATCAAAACTGTGATTAGCAACTTTCTGTTGCACCAGCCAGGTAGTATCTTTTGTGGTACTACACCTTGGTGTCTTGGCTTCTTCTCATTATAGAGCGTGCTTTTTCTGCGAGGGACAAAAATAAGATGAGATGTATCAGCTATTGGTTATCACATCGTCTTGGTCCTTCACGAATATTCGCTTGCCAAGTCCTCATTACAATAGCGCTGAGTGGGGGGTAGGTTAATTGCTCCACGCAGTCGGATTACAGCACCCTTGCGGGTTGATTACTTCTCATTATAATCGCTGTGTTTTCTGCGAGATAAAACTATACTCCTTGTGGGAATATAGCTTTTGTTGACTCACTTGTTGGTGGCCTTTGCAATCACGACTTGGCGCAGGGTGTCGACCAGGACATAGGTGATCGCGGCCTTTCCGAGCTTGTCGATTCCTGCGGTCACCATCTTCGCAACGAGTGCATACTTGGCTTCCATAGAAATATCATTCTCGGGGGCAACGACGTTTTTGTCGGTCTTCACAACCTGGACCTTGAGTTCACGGTTGAACATTGGTTTCTCCTTGGTTGGGTCTTCATTATACCCGATGTTTTACCTGCGAGCAAAAACCATACTCCTTGTGGGAATATGGTCTTGTTGATTTACCGGTGCTTCCAGTTGAACAATGCATCCGCAAGCTCGATGTTTGTATCTGTCGGAATATACTTCCGAGCAAACCATTCACAGATTTTGTTGAACATTGGATTCTCCTTAGTCGGTTGATCTCATTATAACCGATGTTTTACCTGCGAGCAAAAACCATACTCCTTGTGGGAATATGGTCCTGTTGATTTACTTGTTGAAATATTGCGCCAGCACTAGCTCGGTCATATTGTGGAGGTTCGTTTCCAACACAAAAGCCTCTTCTTCCGTTAGCTGTAACTTGAATGGTAACTCAATAGTTACACTAACGCAGTTGGGCTGAATTGATGTGTGGAAGATTGCTCCAGGAGTTTGACACGTGGTTGGTATAGCCATGATATCTCCTTAAGTAGGTCTTCATTATAACCCACGTGTTCTTTGCGAGACCTTATACCAAAATATCCCCCCGGGAATTTTTACAGGCAAAAAGAGAGACCCCATGTGAAACGCACGACAAAAACCTGAGGGCATGTATCTCTACACACCCTCAGGTTTGTCGTACCACGGTTAGGTGGTAATGTCGGTCACTTGGACTTGATGACGAGGTTCATGGCCTTCGACGTGATGACATCCAGCTTCTCGTAGTGCAGTACGGCCAGGATTCCAGCGAGGTTGCAGACAGCCAACACCACCGTGTCGGGAGAGACTCGCGCGCGCTTGTTTGTATTGCGCAGCTTGTCCATCCGTTCCAGGTAGGTCAGGTAGTCAGCAAATTCGGGGGAATCGGGGGTACGATCCTGCATTTGGGAAAGAAGGGTGTCAACAACGTCATCGACCTTGACCTCTTCGGGGGTCTTCGGGTTCCAAAACATTAGTTGCCTTTCGGTTGGTTCTTCATTATAGTCGCTGTAATATCAGCGAGCAATAGTCTCCGTGCCAACACGAAATGTGACTTTATCCCGGCCAATAAGCGTCTGAGGATCGTCGTCCAACTCAAGGGAGAAGGTCTTCTTGTCTGCAACCTCATCGACCAAGATAGCAATATGACCATCGTATGCCTCAGGCAACTTGTCATACGCATTGGTAGAAATACGCAGAAGCACACCCAGAAGGGTGTCGATCACCGTGATTGTCCCTACAACCTGATCGGCGTTCGGGAGCCCCCAGATACCCGCAAGGCTGAAATATGCCGCTCCAACCGCGGGAAGAAGCACCATAGCAAGGAACTTCAGAAAGTCATAGACTTTCGTGGGTAACACAAAACCAGTAGATTCAGACATTACTTACCTTTCGGGTTTAACGGGAGGTTCTGAGGGGTATGCTGGGCATCCTGAAATAGCTTTAGCCGGCAGCTGGTTAGCCACCGGGTCATCTAGTAATAAGGCAATATTGGCCTTTAATTTTGCTTGGTATTCCGCGGCTTCCATGCTAGATGGAAATAACGCTGCGGGTAAATCAGCGGATGCTTCAAACAATTGACTAATACCAGCAAACACCAGACGATATGTATCGCGTGTCTGAATGGATGTAACACATGCGTCGTATACATCAACGGCCGCGTCATAGGCGCGCTCATCGCTACGATATGTGTCTAACCTAGCCTGGTAAATTTTGTCGCCGCTGATTTCATTAAACTGTGCTAAAGTTACGACGGCGAAAAGCCCAAACAGGAGCAAAGACATGATACCCCACCAGAGGGGGAAGGGCCTTTGCATTCGGTTCTTTGGAACCATCACGGCTACCATCTCCTGCTGCTTTCTCGACAGTACGCTTAGCGGCATCTGCTGCACCTCCTACAATTGATTGAACGGCACTTACAACTACTGCGGTGCATGTGAATGCGCCAATAACCAAGGTCCACCACGGGTTGAGGGGGTTACCCTTGATAGCAAATATAACTGCAATGACAATGCCGACAAAGAACAAAATCCATGTTCTAATTTCTTGCCCAGCCCGGCTATCGAAACGCATTCGTATCCTTTCTACTAAATGGTTATACGGTACTAAGTGAAGGATATCCTCTGACGCCTTTAGCGTCTACCGTTGTGATATGCTCTGTTACGCGCATAACACTGGATGTGGAAAACTCACCGAGTACTGTAACTAAATCACCGACGTCGTAATTAAGTTTAAATTTAGGTCGGGCTGTTTCAGATATCGTTGCCGATAAAATCTGCAGCTTCCGGCGTTCGTCTAAAGCTAACTGACCTCTAGACGCAAGAACGTCTGTGGTAGTAGGACTAGGAAACGTACCTTCAATATCGGCGGCCGCGACGTACATGACGCGCCGATCTAACCCTGTTAACGTGGGCACAATGGCCCGATCTTGCACAACTCGCCAAGAACTTTTGGTGTTCACAGTTGCTGTGTTTTTGTAACCCTTAATTGACCAGAAATATGTAGCATCAACCAAGTCCTCTTGCTGAGCGTAAAAGCTCACTGTTGACGATCGGTTAATTCCATCGTGCACCACAATATCTAAAGTCGTTTGTGCTCCAGAGGGGCGCACAATCTTAAGCCCCGCAGCCGCGGTAGCTAACAACGGGATAACTGCCGAATATACGTCGCCGCGCTGGATCGAGATCTCACGTGAACTATCCATCGTTACGATTTCTTGACGGACCGCCAGATTTGGAATCCAATCGTCAAGGTATAACGTGAAATATCGTTGCAGCCCACGACGCAGTAGCAAAGCGGCAATGTCTTCAGGCGTGCCTGTAAGTACTGTTTCGTTCTGTTGGTTCGAAATAGCATTGATAAGCTGAATGTTAGTACCAAGGACGGATCTATCTTCAGCTAATACCTCGGCGGACCTACCAGATATCGTTATCTTGAGTGTCTTATCCTTTTGACGGACAATCTCGTGGTTTTCCACAATCATAGCCTCACCCGTATCAGAGTGCGAAATGAAGCTACCCAAAGGAAGGGCCTCGAGGGCGGAGAGATCGTTAGTACTCTGAATAACGAAATCTCCGGCCTCGCGAAACCTTTCACGCCAAATTAACGTATCAAATTTTGTGATCGTAGGACCAGGATAAAACGTTGACGTTAACTTGAACAGATCCATCACACACCCCAGTAACGAGCAGTATAGTTTGCTTCAACCCAGGTCATCCAAGAGCTGGCAAAAGTCCAGTCAAAAGCGTTTACTCCAGCAAATAACCGGGGCCAAACGGCCCTAGCATTGACGTACCCGGCCAAATCATAAGTCACAGCAGAACGAGTAAGCAGGACTTGTTTATCCTTAGGGTGCGTAGTAATAACAACGCTATCGCCATTTAGGAATGGATATGTGATCGTGAACTCATTAGCTACGGAACCTTCGCCCGAGTGCCAGACTTTAGCGTGGTTTGTAACACTAAAACTTGCCTGACTTGCAGTGACGTTGAACTTCAAATATAGCCCTGTTGGGGCTGTACCATTTGCATAATCAATAACTGGCGACAACGTGTTCAAGATGGATGTCGGGATATTAGTATGCCGCGGGGCAAACAAATCGCCTTCATCACATTTAATGACAAGTTGAATATCCGGCTGGTTGGTGAACAACGAAGTATCTACAGCGCCAATATACCCGTAAGTACGGGCTCGCTCAATCGACCCGTTCATGAACGATACGATGACCGAGCGAGACATGTAGCGATACAACACGTCCCGAAGACTACTATATGATTGTCCGGCACCGGGTTTTAACCCAATGCGTAACGAAATGTTTCGTGCCTGGGCATTGCTCCCTAAGATCGGAATACCCGTAGCATCAAATCCTTCAACAATAGCTGTGATGGCCGGAGGGCCGAGGCCATCTGCGACCTTGATAAAATAACCGTTTTCTCCCGCAGAGGAGTCCAACGCAAGGTCGCAGATGGGGAGCTCGTAAATAGTGGAGCCGGCAGTCATCGGGTTCTTCTCTTGAATCCGAATCTTGTTAATGATCATAAGACTGCCAACTCCTCCTTAGCCATAGCAATTTGACTTCTTGTCTGACGATAAATATCCGCCGTAGTTAATGCTTCCGGTGAATAGTTATGCTGCTCAAACTTGATCTCACGAACGGCAGTCGTCGTGTCCAACAAAGCGTTATCGTTTGTGTTAGCTGTAGCCGACACAAGCGACGCTGCTTGGTTGTACGACAGATCTGCTGTAACACTTCCATTTTGAGCCATCAGCAAAGACAACTGGGCTGCGCCAGTGCGCACATCCGTCAAGTCGAGTACTGGGGTAATAGTTGGGTTGAAACCCTCTAAGCCGCTAAGAATAGATGGCATAACAGACAGCGATTTAGTAACCGCATCGGTAGCCTTAGTAACCAACCCAACGGCGCCTTTTGCTACCGAAGTATCGTTATCGAATGCTACAACTAACCCTTCGGCAATTGACTCACCGATTTCCATATACACTTTAGATGGAGAGTTAATCTTCATGACATCTTTAGCGGCATCCCAGGCGCCCTTAAGCATTGAGACCACGGCGTCTTTAACCGTGCCAGCAGCATTCTTAATACCCTTAACAATACCCTCAACGATGTTCTTAGCAATTTCCTTACCGGTGTCATAGACCTCAGAAATAACGTCGCCAATACCATCAGTAAGCTTTGTAATGAGGTCGCCTGCAGCATTTGTCACGTAGATAAATGCCCCGACAATGCCGCTAACAAAGCTCTTCAAGACGTCGACGCCCGTTTGGACAATATCAAAGTCTTTATCGACAATGCCGCTGATCCAGTTCTTAACCGTATCAACGCCAGAGGCAAGTACATCAAGAACTTTGTCACCAATACCCTTGACAAACTGCAGCGCAACTTTACCCGCAGCAAGGTTAACATCAACAAGCTTCTCGATAATTCCCTTGACCAAAGCCACAACAAAGTTGTAACCCGAGTCAATAATCTGGGGAAGCTTCTCAGTTAGACCATCCAGGAAGTTAGTGATAATATCAGCAACAACCATAACAATTTCTTTGATGTTGTCGCGGATACCCTTAAGGAACGTCAGAAGGAAATCAAGACCAGCTTGAATAACTTTAGGACCTTCAGTGACAACAACGTCGATGCCAGCCTCAAGAAGTTTCTTAAAGACCTCGGCCATCTTGGGCACGCTGTCGATGATAACTTGGAGTAAGGCAATGACTACGGCGCCGAGCTGCTCTACAAGCCCCGGTAGTGCTTCAAGGAGTTTTTGGCCAAGAGCAATAATGCCTTCGCCTAATTTACCCATGAACCCAGGCAACGCGGCCATAAAGACCGTTAACGCGCCGATGAGGGTGTCGATACCTTGCGTGGTTGCTGTTGCTAAAATAGCAAAAGCTGTTGCTGCCAAATATGCCCCGGCGCCAAATACAATTAAACCTGCGCCAACAACCAACAGGGCAGCACCAAACAACACCATAAGAGGGCTGATGACGCCAAGGACTAGTACGCCAGCGCCAAATACAACTAGCGACAAGACAAATATACCCATTGCCTTGAATAGCTCGCCCCATCCAACAGATGCAAACGCCTTGATGGCCTTGGCCAGATGCTCAAGCGAGATCGCCATAATGCCCATAGCAATAGCGCCGACAATAGAGCCGGACATCAAATATGCCGCGCCAGCGAGGACAATCAATGCCCCAGCAAGACCGACCAGTCCCTTGGCTAGGGCCTTCCAAGACATTTTAGCAAAGACACTTACGGCGGCGACAATCATACCAAGGGCAATGCCCACGGCAATAAGACCCGCAGCCTGCAGTAACATTGTTGGGGGCATAAGGCCAATACCAGCGGCAATAAGCAGCAATCCGCCACCGATTCCCGCCATACCCTTACCAATATCTTCCCACGACATTGTCGCAAAGATAAGCATGGCGCCCGCGAGCATATTGATAGCTAATGCCACGGCTACTAAGCCTGGGCCAATAAGTAAAGTACTAGCCGGCATAAGGTTCATGGCAGCAGCTAAAATAGCTAACCCACCACCAATACCGACCATACCCTTACCGATGTCTTCCCAAGACATAGTTGCAAATATCTTTGCCGATCCAGCTAAAAGATTAAGCGCAATACCTACGGCAACTAGCCCAATACCTGCACGGATCATCCCGCCGGCATTCTTGGACAGATACTTAACCGCAATTGAGACGGCGCCAAGTACGGCAGTAACGCCGACAAGACCCTTAGCCAATTCTTCCCAACTCATGGTCGACATGATTGCGGTAGCTACAGATAACAAAACCAAGGCTCCAGCTAAGGCAATAAGCCCTGCGGTAACCATCGCTAATTTAGCAGCGTCTCGTGGTCCCGCGACAACCTTGTTTAACAAAGCCATAGCGGCAACCAACTGGCCCATACCAATCGCAATGGCCGTCATAGCCTTGGTAAGCGCGGCGGAATCAATAAGCGACAGAATAAGAACCGAACCAGTAATAAGAGCAACTGCGGTGGCAATCTTCATCAAAGCTTCCGCCTTGAGATTTGCCTGCATTGCACTAAGGACGCCAGTCAATCCTTCGAGGGATTTGCCGACACCGTCGATAATACCACCGAAGTCGAAGCCGTTCTCTGTGAACTTCTTGAACAGTAACACAAAACCGCCAAAGAGGCCGACATTAACGGTGTCTAATGCGGTACTATAATCACTGCCAGAAAGCGCGTCAGCAACCTTCTGAGGAAGATCTCCAAATGTATCTTTGATAAACTGTCCAAAGTCGCCAATCTTGTCTTTGATCTTGCCAAAGTTATCAGCGACCCAATTCCAAGCGTCAACGATAGGCCCGGTAATCTTTGTAATCCAACCAAACCGTTCTTGCAGACGGTCAAAGATCCCACCAAAGGCTTTTCCAATGACGGTATCATCGGTCGTTAGTGCAGCAACAACGGCGTCTCTTACTTTAGTAAAGGCATCTTTAGCAAGCTGAATAAGATTATCAAAGCTGAAGTTAGCAATAAATTCGCCAACACTATCGGCTAAACCGGCAAAGAAATCTTTGATCTTTCCGCCGTCGACTAGTCCGTTCTTGAGCTTTTCAATACCTTCAGCCACTCTGACAATAAACAACGGGAGACCGTCGGTGGCTCCACTATCAGCAAACTTGCCAAACAAATCACCAATAAAGCTGATGATTCCCTTAACAACTTCCACTCCTATTTTGATGATTGAGAAGAAACCAACGAAGGCTTCTTTAATCACATAGAGCTGCATCTCGGTGGGCTTCAAACTATCGACAAAGTCCTTGAATCGCTGCGTTAACGCAAGCAGATCAAAGGCATCCATTGCCGGAAACACTTCGCGGAATGCAGACTTAACTGTACCAAGCACCTTAGCGATCGACTGGAACGCTGATCGAAGTGCGTCGATGAGCATAGTGCGCCCGCCAAGGAACTTCCATCCACCGAGAAGTTCGTTACGAGCGTCTGCGGACTTCCCAACAAAGGCCCCGATTGACGAGTTGATCTCTGTAAAGAGCGTCTTCGCTTCCTCAAAGTCACCAAAGATCGTCCGGAACGACGCCGACCAACCAGATCCAATTGACTCCTTGACGGTGCCGATAAGTTGGGTGAGCGTCTTGACCTCAGTAGCCGCAGAAATACCAAGCTTACCAAGTTCGATCATTTCGGCTGCGGCAGCATCACTGAACCCTAATGCGCTAAGTGCGCTAGCATCAAGCTCACCAGAGAAGGCTCCAAGAGTGTTCTTAAGAACGTCTGCGGTAAGCCAACCCTTTTGCATCTGCTCGCGGAAGGTCCCACCCTTCTTTTCCCACTCGTCAAAGCTAGCGCTCAAAGGTACATCGGTGATAGTACCCATAGCTTTGCCGGTTTCGAACAAAGCCTTCTTGAAGACTTCGCCACCCATACCGGCGTTGACGACAGAGTTCCAGTCCATGAGGTTCACTTTACCCGCGGCGAGAGCCTGGGAAAGCTGATACATGGCCGTGGACGCTTGTTGAGAGTTAGAACCAGAAATAGCCGCTAAGTTGGCAATACCTTTGATCGCATTAACTGAGTCGTCAAGACCCACGCCCGCTGCGGTGAAGGTACCAATGTTTCTGGCCATCTCGGAGAAGTTGTAGATAGTCTTGTCAGAATATTGGTTCAACTGATCTAAAGAACTATTAACATCTTCGAGAGTTGATCCATCTGACTTGGTGTTAGCCAAAATCGTCTGGATCGAGTTCATGTTGGTTTCGTACTCGCGGAAACCGCTCATAACCTGGTCAAGCGACAGAGACTTACCTAACGCAATACCAGAATCAACCGCTTTGTTGACGACGTTAGAAAGCGCAGTAAACGCAATAACGCTCATTGCTGAGAATCGACTAGCAATACCGTCAATGGCGGCGCCCATGTGTTCAAGATTAAAGCTTTTACCGGCGGCAGCAAGATCGCCAAGGCCTTTTGTCGCCCCGCCAAAGTTAAGTGCATTCTTGAGCTTATCTAACATGCTCAACGTCGAACCGACATTGTTCTCAAACTGTTTGTTATCGAACTGCATCTGTACGACGCGATCGTCTACACTAGCCACGTTTCACCTTCTCCCAAACATCCTCGGTAATTGAGTCAAATATAGGCTTGATAGCCGGATTGATATAGTCGCGGCCTTGTACCCAACCACCGGTGCCGGTCCCGTGACCATATTGGAGTAATATAGCCACGGGGACCCCGTCAATAACGTTTGTATTATAGACCGTTAACGCGTAACGGCCACCTTTTTTGTCAATCTTACAAACCCACGACTCAGCAGTCTTACCTGACTCGATAGGTGTAGCCGCAGCAAGAGCGTCGGTCAATCTTTGACCGTAACTCGCTAACGCAGCGTATTGATCTCCACGCAGTATAGCGGCTAAGAATTTTTCAGTCTTAGCGGTGGAACCCTTTGCTGTGATCTGAATCATGGCGGGCTCCTATTTTGGTTACGCTTTGATGATGAACTTAACTGCTGCGATCGGTTGGACAAGACTCACGGGGTCAGTAGCATTTGCCGCGGCAGCGGAGGCTGAATCAAATGCCGCAATGTTTACGGTACCAGTAACGCCGGTGCTACTAGCGTTGTTTGTTGGTGTAGCGTTCTGGTTTGTAGCCGTGGCATCCGGAACCAACGGTCCTAATTTATCCGTGGCGCTAAATGAGTTTGGCACGGAGGCAATAGCTCCACCAGAAGCCGAGAACGGATGCGCGACAATAACGTCTGTAATACGGCCGTGGTTATGGGCATTCTGTGTGTGCGTATGCGCATTCTGGGTGTGATTATGTCCAGGGTCGGTGATGCTTACTGATGTACTCGGAGGGTCAACGTTATGTACGTGAGGCTTTACACCAGACTGGGCTCCAGTAAGGGTGACCGTCTCAGCGCCCGCAGAAACGCCAAGCGTTCGAGCAGTAAGACCAGCCCCTGCCCCAGCACCAACAGGTGCGCGACCTCTAAGATCTGGTACGTTAAATGTAGTTGTGCCATTACCAACCCCCCATGTGGTTCCAATAATGGAAAACAATGATGCATATGTAGTTCTTGAAACCGCGGTTCCGTCACACTCTAGCCAAGAGACTGGGACTGCCGATGCCGCCCACATTCTGATTTCACCAGACATACCACCATCAACACCAATGCCCGCGGGACCAACAGGTCCTGCATTTGTGACGCCGATGGCTTGTGTAGCCGGATTGACAGTAATTTTTTGCGTTCGAGAAATGGCGCGAATTGTTGTCATACCGTCACCGTTTCCCTAATTTCAACGTCAAACGGCATGTCAAAAACTGCATATGGTTGACTAGCGGATACTCGCTTAATGTCCATCAAACCGCGCTCGTAGACAATTGCTGCGGACACCGAATCGTCCATGGTAAGGATGATTTCGCCATTTGTACCATCGCCGTCAAAAGAGACAACCCATGGCGCAACAAGTTCGCCGGCAGCGGTTCGGATTTCGCTCGTAAGTGTGTCGCCAGAAACATCCATGCCGAGTGAGACCGCAATAACGTTAACGCGACCTTTGTGTATAACAATCGTTTCGTTAGCCATGTGTTACGCTCACGTTCCCATGTCGTCTACGACTAATTGCGCCCACGGGTTAGCATTAACGCCGGGGAACAATGAATCCATATTGGCGTAGCTCGCCGCGGCAGTTGCAACGGCTCTTAATTTCAGCTGCGCAGTCCCCGTCCCAGTTGCTGTGTATGAGTAATCCACCCGGAGACGCAGATGGCCCGCGGTAGCCAGGTTTCCAGCGCAAGAATCGAGATAAACATTAGTGTTGGTAGTCAAAGCCAAACCAAACACGGTACCGCCACCCACCGTACAAATAAGATTGAGCCAGCCTGACACACGATAGCGACGACCGTTAACTTGACTAAAAGAGACCGCCATACCGGGGACGTCAATGACTGCTGCAGCACCAGTATGGCCAATACCAGGGGTGTTATTTGTCGCCCGGACTAATTCGCCCTCAGCGTATCCTGCGCGAATGGCAATTTCGGCATTGTCTGCGTTTGTACGGTTGGTGATCTCCGTATTGAGGCTTGACGTGAGGGCGTTATCGCCGTTTGTACGGTTTGTAATTTCGGTGTTCATCTGAGTCACCGTAGCTGCACCGGCAAGACCGGCTGCTAATTCGCCCGATGTGATGCCTGGCGAACCCGTCGGGCCACGAACACTGCCAGCGTTGATGACAGTACCGTTATGCTTTGTAAGCATTAGGTTGTCGCCAATCACCTCACCATCAACGATCGAGTTATCCTCAATATCCAGCATTCGTGCTGATGTAAAACCTGTAATGGTAGCCATAAGTACTCCTAGTACGTAGTATCGCTGACCGCGTACAGATCAGCACCAAGATAAATCGCGTTTGCTGGGTTGATCTGGAATGTCGTGGCGTCAAGCATTGTGAAATATTCGTCGGGGCCGGTTGCAGTCCATGTTCCGTCAAGATTATCGGTAATACGGAGAATAACCCAGCCACCAATAAATGTGACAAATGTCTCAATCGGCGGGAGTTCTGCTGTGAAGAATTCATCGCCGTACAGCGCACGTTCAATATCGGTAATGAGCAGGGGGCCCATCTTGCGCGTGTCGAAGATGAGATGCGCGGTGGGTAAATATCCGTCAATGACTTCCGGGACGGCGACTACATCCCAATCAAAAGTTGATGGGTTAGCGCCAGTAAATGATTCATACGCTCTAGCTGCAGGAAAAGCTAGGAGATTATAGATAACGTGAATCTTGTAACCGAGTTGTTCACCCTCTTCATCGTTACCAACTCTGGTACGATAGGACAAGCTAAACCGCTTTGGTTCCTGATGCGCCACGTACAACCCGTTGTTGACTAACTGGGTACCTTCGTACTCAAGCAATTCATCAGGGTAAGTATACGCTTTGATAGTGGCGGTATAGTCACCAGAGACAATTGAGTCTCCATACTTTACGCCGTCAAAATATAAGGGCGTGCCTGGTCCGCCAGTGGCTTTCTCCGTAACCGAGATAAGACCATTCCAAACAACAACCTCGCCGTTGCTGCCGTAGAGCACGGCTTTGTCAATACCGCCCTCAAAGAGGCGCTCACCAGGTTTGTCCCAGACTAATGCGGGCATTGCGCCTCCTATCCTTGGGTGTTCAGTTGTGCTTTGCGTTGCTCGTTCAGTTCATGGCGAGATCGCGCAAGTTCTGACGGAGGCATCTTCTTAGGTTTGCTCTGCTTAACATTGCAGATACGAATAAGAGTTAACAGCCGATTGAGGTGCCAGTTCTCACATTCGAATGGAATGTTAAAACTGACCATCCAGTAATAGATGAGTTCAGACGTAACCGTTTCGCTACGTCGACCCGGCCGTTGGCGATCGTTAAATGTTGTAGCGGAGTGACTTGACTCAATGTACGAGTGTATGTCCGCTAAGTTTGATTGTGTTAAACGGGAACATACCTCCGGGGGAAAAACCGGGGTAAGAATCATAGCCTCAATGTAAGCTAATACTTCTTCTTCCGATTTCTCCCCCGGGCCGAGGAATGCCTTATGGAATTTTGACTCCCATTTTGACACGCTCAACAAAGAGTGCTCAAGCTCCAGATCGCAACCGTCCAATGTTGTGAACGACGAATCGTGTTCGTTGAATAGTTCGAGAACTGGCACGGTGATTCGGAGCATTAAAACCTACCTATCAATTAAAGGCCGACTGTCCAGCTTTTTTGATGTCTTCGCGTAATGAACCGACAGTTGTACCATCAGCTAACGCCAGACCAGCCGCTAATGTTGTGACTTTGTCTTCCAAAGGAGACAATGGACCAGTCCTTGGTGTTTCCGTAGACGCGGCAGCCCAGGCCTGAGCTTCGTGTACCAATGCGCTCTCTGGCTTACCAAGTGCGCGCGAGGCATCTGACAAATCAAGATGCCCGGTAATGACAAGCAAAGTCAATGTTCGTCCGAGCACGTCTAACTGCGGCGCAGGTGGTGCTGGGAAAACAATATCTAACTTATTGATGTTGTTTTCCTGCATGAACCGGCGCACCGGGGGAAAATCAAGCGCATCCGAGTTGGCAAAGCGCAGTCGCGGATGATTCTGAAGGTTGGGTGGTAGTTTTGCAATGAGTTCGTCAAATGTCATCGGTATCTTCCGTTCTTTATAAATCACAACGATTTCAAGTTAAGGTTCGCCAAGAATAACTACCGATACAGACAGCCCACCTTGAAATGTAAAGGGCGGACTGGACGAATAATCTACATCGTATAGATAATCCCAGCTACCGACACCAAACGAGGCGTCAATGCAATACGTTTCGCCAAGAGGAACTGACAAGGTCATCGCGCCGAGTTTCCACATGCCCTGATTCGTCACTTGAAATCGGGTACCAAGTGCCGGTGAGTCAATATAGTCGCCAGAAATACTATACGCGTCAAGCCAACCATAGGCTCGTCCGGCAACGCCGTTTGGTATGTTTTGGGACGAGTCGCTGTGTGTTAACGATAGTCTTGGTATGGAAATTAGTGCCACACACGGCCCATTTATAAAAATTGACCCAGGCACTGCGCCGTCAAAGTTCCAGTTATCGGCTTCAATAGCGCCGAGGCTGTATCCACTACCAGTTGCATAATATGTATACCAAGTTAAACCGAGTGCCCCTGGCGCGCCAGGATGCCCAGCTGGTGGTTCCGCAACGCCCGCAACGCCAGGAACAACCGAATATAACGAACTACAACCCGACCCCGTACCAACGTATACGCTAAAAGATCCAACGACGGTTAATCCGCCGCCCGCGGGTGCGTCTGACCACGACGTGTCGCCGTCTGTATTGCTGGCTTTTAAGAGTACTTGCCCGATTGTGCCGCCAATAGGGACGCCAAGACCATCGGAACCCGAGGGACCCATCGGGCCCTCAGCGCCAGTCTGGCCTTGTGCGCCAGTTTGTCCGATTTCTCCGCGGGGACCAATAACGGCCCTTTTCCAACCACCAATACCATCGGGAATTTTTAACGTGCTCATCAAGCCACCTCGTACCGTTTGAGACCGTAGTAACTTTTATTAGTGTAAAAAGATAGTACGTTCATAGTGCCTCCGAAAACAAGGTTACTGTGACGGCGTATTTAAATGACAGATTAGGTGGCATACCAGCAGGCCATTTAACGGAACAAAGAAATGAATCTAAACCCCACGCCCGCTCGCCGGCGGGAATATTAATATTATGTATAGCACCTAAAGAAGAGCGGTTTGGGTCAACGATACGCCCTGGGCCCGCCGGGGACCTGTAATCGTATGGCGCGGCCCCTTGGTACGCGTAGCCCGACAGATAGGTGCTGTTTGTGTCGGTAAAAATCTCGGAAACGATACCGCCAGCTGTTGTGTAAGCATAAATCGATTGCGAGAGTTGTACAATACCCGGTTTTGTAAATTTAACCGGAAAACGATAAGATCCATCGATATCGTAATTGCTTCCAAACCACCAGCCACCATTGGCGTGCTGACCGTCGTAATCAATGCCAGACCCTAATAACGACACCGTTGCGGGGTCAAACGGAAACGTGTGATAGATACCTTCTGGGTTACTAGGAATACTACCGTGACCAAAGAACATAATCACGCGACCAGTACCGGAGGCTAAATCAATTGAGCCTCCTGGCAAATATGGATCTGGGAAATGTGGGCGATTTGTACCAGAGTCATATGTCGACGCCGTAAAAATTGACGCAATACTGAGTCCAGCCGGCGTTGGCGGATTGACCCATTCGGTATTAAAATCCGTACCATCAATCTTCGACAGAACTTGTCCAGTAAGGCCCCCTGCCGGTATTGCAAGAGCATCAATGTCGTCGGTGTCGACCCAAACATAGGTGTCGTTCGGGGGCGGGTTGTTGTTAACCCATACGTTGGATGGTCCTTGCGGGCCTGTTGATCCAACCGCACCAGTGGAACCGGTAAGTCCAGTTTCGCCCGGAACACCTTGCGGTCCTCGAGCGACGGGAACCCAGTTGGCCGGGTCGCTGCGAGGGCCAGTTCCTGTATATCGCTTTAAGACACTCATTAGGCAATCCTTACTGCACTGATTTGATAACTAATTGGGAGCGGGTCAACCGATCCACCATAGAAGCCGCTTAGCCCAAAATAGCCGTGCGCTTCCCAGCCCTCGGGTACGGCAAAGAACATCGCTCCAGACGCGTTTATAGCTACGCCAATGCGCTCAAACATCATCACGTTCATCGTGTAGGATAAACTGTCGGACCAATCAAGTGTATACGCGTCGACCTGGAAGAACGGAATGCCGCTCTTTATGTCTGATTCTGGCACTGCTTGTGGATACGTCGAAACATAGAGCACATTTACCGCGTACAGTCCAGGCGCAAACTTCCAAGACGAGTCCATGCCGAAGCTGAAGTACTCGTCAGAGGGAGCAATCGAGTCTCCGGCGACGGCCGACTCCACGGGGTACGATGTGCTGCGACCGCCAGTGTTAGGTCCTAATGGGGTATACCCGTTCGGGAGACCTGAGTACACGATCCCATAGACGGCGACCGAAACCGACGACGTCGTGAAGCCCCCACCTGTTTCCAGAGCATCCACCCGACCGTCGAGCGTCCCGAGTACCGCCGCAACATTGGGCCCGCCTGGATGTGATACCTCGACAGACGAAACCGTGTATGGATCGACATCGTCAGTATCGTCCCAGAAGTCAATATCGGGATCGGTGGGCGGGCTAATGCCGACGTGAATACCCGGATCCCCCTGTGGGCCCGGAGGACCAACAACGTCAATAATATCGACTTGAATGGTGACCGGATCTGGTTCATCAAGTGTGACTAAAATGACATCGCTCATAGCGGCCTCCTGTCTAAGGTTCGGTTACAACAAAGTTTTGTCGAACTGGTCCTTGGAGTAGGACGTTGGCTCGGTTAATTGCGGCGGATTTGTCTGAAATGATGATATCGTAATATCCGCCGGAGCATAGCGCTGCCGAGTCGGTGCTGGTTAAGTCCAGAGAAACCGAGATATGATCTGCATCAACCATAGCCACGGTTAGATACTGAGTACAGTCTAAAATCAAATTGCCATCTAAGCGCGGCGCATCTCGGATCTGCATCTTGATTTCAAACTGCGACTGGTCAAGCCAATATACTCGGCCGGTTGGTAATGTAACTAGCAAATCCAGCTTAGTCGGCAAACCAGAAGTAATTTTCAAAGGAAAAGACGGCATAGTGGAACCTTCCGGTTTGGTGAGCCATAGGGCGAGGGGCCGAGTCCATGACAGACAGGGCCCCTCCACTCCTATTTTGACTATTACGAACGCGTGAACGACCAATCGTCGTCCGAGCCAGCAGCAAACGTGTACAGACCGGAAGCCGGGGTCGCCCGGATAACCAGAGTCTGACCCGAAACACCGATGGTGACAGTGCCAGTGACGACCGCGTTGGTATCTGCGCGACGGTAAGTAACGCCGGTGACGGTCGGGATGGTGATGACGCCAGTGCCCGCAACGAATGTCGGGGCGGTCGGGGTCACAGAAGTGATGCTACCTGCAAAGAGGCTCATCACTTCGTCCGGAAGCGGCAGACGGGGGTTGGTTCCGGCCGTACCATACAGCGCATTCTCAAGAGCGGTAAGGTTGGTCGGGTTCACCTTAGACGAGTCAATCGTCACAAGGGCCGTCGGCTTCATGCCAGTGACCATCACTGGCGTAGTGCTGAATTCCCAGCTCAACGTAAGCGCCTCGGGCGACTCGTTGATTGTGGAATAGGCCTTCTCGCTCGGCGAAGCAAGCGCCCCATAGATGAGGTGCAGTTTGTATGCAAAGTCTTCGGCCAGCGTATCGTTACCCAAACGGGTGCGGTACGCCAGACCAAAAGTCTTACGCGACTGCTGGGCAATAGCAACACCGGCGTTAACAACCTCGGTGCCATCGCACTGGTTGAACAGTGTGGGATAGGTGTACGCCTCGATCGTTCCACCAAACTGCTCAATCGAGAGCAGGTTGAGGTACTTGATGTTATCAGCGTACATCGGGGTGGGCTCAGCGCCCGAGGGCGACTCGGTAACGGCCGTGAGACCATTCCAAGCCACACCAGTGTCATAGACACCACCCGTGGGAATATACAGGACGCCGCGATCGACACCGGTCTCGTAGAGACGCTCGCCAGTCTGGTCCCAAAGCAGTACAGCCATTGGTTTTTCCTTTAAAAGAAGAGTTTGTAAACGTCGTGGTTCAGCTGATCGGCCGTGTAAAACCTATCGAACACGCAAAGCGGCAACTTGGCTACTTTGTCCGGAATAAGGCTATCTGGGTCTCTGTCAATGACAGTCACCAAATATCGTTTCCTATTGTGATATGGGTTGTTGTCCGCGTAAATAGTCTGCGAGTAATCTCGTTTGTACACAATACACGGATAAACCATCTTTACACTGGGCGGAGCCTGAAAATAGACATGGTTGGAGCCGAGAAGATCGACTAAGAGCGCCTGGAGTTCAAGCCGTTGGGCCATTGTAAACACTCCCAAGGTTGAGGATGAGACGGGGGCTCTGAACGGTAACCAAAGTCACGGTCCAGAGCACCCCATTCCATCTAACATACCGAATATCAAAGAAGTGTTCAACCGCGTATTGGTCGGCAACGATACTAATCGAGTTTGATACAACGACGTTTTCGTTAAGTTGATCCGCGTTATCTAAACGCCGACTGTTCCTAACTACATCGCCAAAATATGCAAACTCAGTAATCTGATCGACAAATACGCCAGACCCTACGGGGGATTCTACAGAGTCACCGTAACCGACTTCGCCATAAAATCTCACCGTAGGGTCTCCTTTGATCAGGCCGGGTTGGCCGTGAAGGTCCAGCTGTCAGTCGCGTTGTCCGCGAAGTAGTAGCCGGTCGCCGGGGTGGCATTCACGATGTAGCTTGCGCCAGGGGCAACCGTGTACGGCGAACCAGCAGCGTTGATCACGGTGCCAGCCTCGTTCTTGTAGACGACGCCGGTCTGGTTGACAATCGTCAACGCACCCGTAGCCGGGTTGAAGCCAGGCTTGGCGGCCTTAACCAGAACGTTGGCGGCAGCGGTCTTCATGACCACGAGCGCCGACTTGATCTTGTTAAGAGCACCCGACATACGACCCTCGATGAGGTACTTGTACTTGTTGTAGTCGATATCGAAGTCGTCGAACTGGCTGACTTCGCCGCCCTTGTCCGTACCAACCTTGTAGTCGGCCAGGTTCACGATGATACCCACAACGCTCGGGTAGTCGTTCATGATCTCGACAACGACAATGTCGCTGACACCGAGAGCCACGGCAACCTCAGCCTTGTTGGCGTACAGACGACGCTGCATGCCATCCTTGGCCTTGAGGAACATGTTGAGGGTCTTCAACGAGCAGAACATCTCCGGCGTGCCGGTGCCCTTGTAGAACTCCATGCCGTCGAGAACGACGTCAATGACCTCATCGTAGCTCGAAGCCGCGTCGTCAACGTTTGCCGTGATCGTGGTGACGAACAGCTCGTGATCGTTGAGGATCGAGCGGATGCCATCGCCAGACGAAGCGCCGGCGGGGTCCTTGACCTTGTCCTCCGAAGCAATATCGCGGCCATCGCCAACCAGGATCGCGCGAGCGATTTCCTCGTCAAGCATGAGGCGCATCTCGCCCCAGAGCCACGTCACGACATTGAAGTCGGTGATGTCGATCATGTCATCACGATCGAGCTGCTGCTTCTTGTAGATGGTCGTGGGGGAAGTCGTACGCTTGGTCAGACCAAACCACTCTTCCTTCTTCAGGGTACCCTTGACATAACCCTTGGCCCGAGCCTCGTCAGCCGTGATGTCGGCAACGATGGTCTTGATCCGCGAGAACGGGACCTTCGAGATGCCGGTGAAGACCCGCGACACCCACTCGGTGCGACGCTTGTTCCACTCCGGGGTATCCGTGATGGTGCGAGCATCCGGGAAGAGGAGGTTGATGTCCTCGATACCGTGCGAAAGCTTGGCGTCGTCAATGAAGTTCTGAAGCGCGCCGTGGAGCGAGCCCGACCGACGAGCATCAGCCAGAATCGACTGCATGTCGTCATGCGAGAGGACCGAACCCTTGGACTCGGGGGTCTCCTGCGACTCGAAAACGTTCTTAGCCATTGTGTTAGTACCTTCCATATCTTCGCCGTGAGCGGCAGTGTCTGTGTTGTCGCCGGCAGCAGCAAGGGCTTCGCCGATCATGTAGTGCAGAACATTCTTCTGCGTGTCACTCATGGAGTCATAGACATCCTGAATGGTTTCGCCACCAACGGCGTGCTGCAATTCCGAGTCCAATTCCGGCTCCAAATCTTCCGGGGTCTCCGGCTCTTCCTGTGTGTCTTCTGCCTCTTCATGAGACAGAATTTCCCACTCGAGACCAGCACCAGCGTAGATGATGGCCTCGTCGGGGAGAACGCTCACATCTCCGTCGCCATGACGAAGTGTGACATTCTCAATCTTGGCGGCGGGGTTAGCGCCAGCCATAACCAGCGAAACTTCACGAATAAGTCCGTGAACAACGCGGCCGGCCTTTTCCACCAACTGGTTTGCCCAGATGGAGAGGGAGTCGATATCGCCATGCTTGACGAGCTCGTAGGCATGCGATGCCTTGGATGTACCGTTGAAATAAGCGTGAGCAAACACGCCATCCGAACGACTTTCCAGGACAACCTTACCAAGAACATTCTCAGGATCGGTATGGCCATGATGCCAAACAAGAGGAACAGTAATCTTGTCCTGATGGGCAAAAGCATCTGGAAGAATTGTCCGGCCATCGGTGCACTTGACTCCGTACTTAGTGGCGTAACCACTGAAATCAGCTTCCATTTTGACCATTCCTTTCAATAGAATCAAACATTGTTCTTAATAGCATCGTACTCCGTCTGATACGCGGTTTCATACTTAGCTTTGATCTCTTCTTTACGCTTTTCGTAGTTAGCCTTAGTCATCTCAACGGCAGACTTTAGCTCACCAGAAATTCTTTCGCGTTCAACTGCTGCAGTCTCTCTTGCGGAGTCTTTGACCGAACTAACGTCGGTAGATAACGCTTTGCGATTAGTACTAATAGCGTCTCTTACGTTACTTCGCTCTAGTGTAGCTTCGCCACGAATCTCAGCAATCTTTTGACTGCGTTCCGCGGTAAGCTCAGCACGCTTTTCTTTACTGACCCCCTTTGGGATCTCCGGTAAAGCTGCAATGTCGGCTTCCGCTTTTGAGCTGATGCGCTCGAGTTCGGCTTTTTGTACAGTAGAAAGGTTTTCTCTTTCCGCGGTAGCCTGTTCACTTAAACGCTGCATGAACGCTTTGATCTGACCAGCAATCTCTTTGCGCTTAGCTGTAGCAGCGGTTCTAGTTGCCTCAATGGCCGCTTTGTTCTCTGCTTCTGCCGTGTCTAAAGTAGTCTTCTTTTGCGTGTCAATCTGATTCTTGGCGTATTGCCAACCGATCTTCTTCTTTTCGGTTTTAAGATTGCCAGCAGTTCTACCTTTTAACTCGCGTGTTCTGAGATAGTACTCTCTGGCTTTGGCCGGGTCGTAATACTCGGACGCATAGTGCGCAAAGTATTCAGCGACAATACCCATGCTACTTCCCTCCGATAATCTTACTGACTTCGGCGGAAAGTCCATCCATCATTTCGGTCATAAGCGCATCCATCTCCGCGATTGCTGGTGACGGTGATACTGGCGCTTCAGCCGGAGGCGGCTGGGGCATGTTACTGTTAATAAGTTGATTTGCTTTAGGATCTTTAGACGGAGCAAAGCCCATGATCCCACGAATCTCGTTAGACGTGAAGATTTCGTTCCGCGTAAACTTGTCAGCAATATCCGCAATTTGCGAAATCGGAACAAGCTTGAACGGATCACGGAAATATTTGACTCGTTCTTTGTCGTAGGTACCATTAGCGCCAAGAAACGAACGCTGCATAGCTTCGACAATTGCATCAAGGATTGGCTCGATGGTACGAGCAAAGTAGTTAAGCATGGTGGCCTCGTCGGCTGTTCCATTCATAACTTCTGCTGTAATACCCAGCTGACTGTACAACAAGTTAGTCAAATATTCGACTGTCTTGAGGAGGTTGTTCTCAACCGGTCGGTTTAACTGCGTAATCTTCTCTGTACCGTCCGTGTAAGCAATACCGTACTGACTACCCTTAAGCTGCATCTCAATATCAGTACGCCGTTGCTCTGCCTGGAGGCGTCGAGCTTCCGACTTAATGACGTAAGGGAGCTGAATAATCATGTCGAGCTTACCAGACCCGGCCTGCTCATCGACTTGGTCAAGAAGGTTCAACTTCCGGATCAAGCGCTGCAGCGTCGAGTTAGGTTCGTTCATAACGGCGTAAAGCGGGTTTTCCACGATAGCGACAAGACGCTTCTCGAGCGTAATCTCTTCGCGGTAACCCTTAGCTTCGTTGTACAGGCTTACTTTAACGTGTTTGGGATGCCACTGGACCACATGACCGACGCGAAGAGATAAGATCTCGTCTCGGTTGGTATCAGGATTCGGCGTGTCCGACCTATCGACCGGAACAATAACGGCGACACCTTGGTCAAAGAGCGTTGAGCAAATATCTTGCCGAAACGCTCTGGGCGCCTGGTCCATGTTAGGCTCAAGCGTCAAGCAACTATTCAATCCGCTATCAAGTTCGTCAGAGAAACTGTTGTTCTCATCTAACTTAATATGCTTGATACCAACCGCGGCGACGTCAATGGCAATCCGCATGTAGACGGACGACACAATTGAGCGGTCGCTAGAATATCGCAATCGAGGCTGATGCGGCCTTGACGAGGAGCTCGGACCTGCGGCCACAGAGTACCCAAACGCCGGGGTTTCGTTTGAAACAAACGCATTCCAAGCGGTTTTGATTCGGGTGCTAATTGATGCCAAGGTTCACCTCCTAATCAGAAGTCGTAATTTAATTCACGAATGTCGACGCCACCAATGCGCATCAAAATATCAGACGTGTTCTTTTTGCCGGCCTGAATCTTACGCTGGGTACGAGCTGCTCTCTGCAATTGAGCTGCAGCAGCACCTTTAGGTCCACCTTCAATAAGAAGACCATCCACAGTAAGATCTAACAAGGTAGACTTAACTAAGTCCTTCTTACTTGCCGTTCCAGTAGCAACGCGCTTCATGCGATCCAACTTTCGCTGAACCTGTGCGTTGTTACGGTTACCAAAACGGTCCGGACCTTTTGCCGCACGGGCTTCAGCTTTACGCTGACCCCACTTCATGCCTTTAACGCCAGAGTGCGCAAGCACCGCGTCAATTTCGTCGTCGGTGAGGCCACGCTCTTCGAGCATCATGCCCAGTTCATCGGGGTCCATTTAAATCTCCTTTGTGGGGCGGTCAGGTGTTACTCGAAGGCTTCTTTGTTAGCCTTGTACGCGACGTAAGCATCCATCAGTGCCGAAACGTTGTCAATTTTTTCTTCTTTACGCTTCTTAAGAAGCTTGCGATTACCGTTAGTATCTTCAAGAGTAATGGCGTTACCCATAGCAAAACCCATTAAATCCTGATCAAATAACAGCTTCCGCTCTTCACTAAGTCGCTTTAATTCACCAAGAGGAACTGACTCGGTCCGTGCGCCTTGGATGACTTTTTCAATACCGTAAGGGCCGTTTTCGGCTTCCCAACGGACCACAAACTCTTTAGCGTTGTAGGGATCATACCCAAAACAACGCACGTCATACTCTGACCGAATAATGAACGCGTCGAGGTCGTCGTAAACTTCCATCATGTCAAGAACAGTACCCTCAAGTACATGAAGGCTGTTCTCCTGAATAAATGTCTCGTACTTAGCTCGCATAGCCGCGGGCAATCGCATTAATGTAAGCGAAGTAATATAACTTCTGGTCTTGACGCCAAATGTCTCATCACCTAAGGGATACAAAAACGTAAACGCACAGAAATCGTCGCCTTGTGACAGGTCGGCGCCCATTGCGCACGGCATGTTCCAGAATTCCCGAGCACTATGCGGGATGGTTTCCTCGTATGTGAAGAAGTACGTATAGCCTTCCATCGGAAGTCCAAACCGCTTTGCCAGAATATCGTTCCGCGAAGCGGGAGCTTTCTCAGCTCGTTCGACATCCAACTGGTAGACTTCGTACGTGACTGTCTGCCCCAGGTTAGGGTTAGCTTTCAGCCACATAGCGGGGTCGCCGACTTCTTCTACCTCATCCAACTTGTAGTGCCAGATTGAGATGTGTGGCGCTTGGTACTCTCCGCGAAGAATCGAGGCGAGTTCCATTTTGATGGTATCGCCAGACCCGTTTCGGACCGTACCTTCAGAGCTAATCGCGATGATGACATAGTCGTCAAGCTTAGACGCACCCTGTTCGATGGCACCAACGACGTCTTCGCGGATGTCGCCAGACAACCATTCGTCAATAGTAGCAACCTTGGGTCTAAGACCCTGAAGTTTTGCTACCGACATGGGTCGAATCTCTAAGATGGACCCAGTAAGAAAGTTCTCGATACCCTTCTTGGTTGAAGCGAGTTTCATACGAGCAGCTTTTGAGCCGGTCGTGTTCTGAAGGGAGCCTTCTGTCAAGAACTTGAACAGCGGTCCGCGTGATCGAGTAATTGCCGTACGGAACGGCGACATCACCTCTTCCGCTTGCTTCATTGTGGGGGCTGTGGTGATCTGGTGGGTAGTTGCCGTGTCTACGTTTAGGAAGTAACTCTGAAGACAAAAGGCATACATCGACTTAGCGGCTCCTCGAGCCACAATCAAGTATTGCTTTGTGATCAGTCGCTTCTTAATCGACCGCTTGACATACCCACCAGAACCACCGTTTGCTTTAGGGTCGTAAACACTTCGTTCAACGAAGTAAAACCACCCAAGCAACTCTTCCGCCCATAGCTTAAACGTAGCTAATAGGTGGAGATCACTACCATCAGTAAGTGTAAGTTCGTTTTCGCAGTAAAGAACAAATCCGTCAACCGCAGCGTCGTCATGATAGATGTTGGGATTAGCGATTAGCTCGTCAATCCGGTTCATCTCTAAACTTACTTCACGGTTTACTGGGATTTCACCTCGAAGAACCGCATTGCGAAATTCCGCGTAATACTTTGGTGTAGCGGTATTCGAGAGAGCCACGAAAACACCTCCTTACTTGATGGCGTCGTTAATTGTCTTCATTCCGGTGCGCATCATGTCTCGTCCGCGAGGACTATTGAGAAACGCCGCACCAGCAAGGCCAGCGGCAGTAAACGCGGCCTGAGTACCCATCTCGCCTGTAAATTTCCTAGCAAGAAATCCAGCACGCTTAGTATTCTTGTCTTTTCGGTCCATAGACTTTCGCTCAGACCGAGCTTTTTCCGCGTGCTTGCTAAGATCCTGGCTGTTTAGATGATGTTCAAAAGCCTTCTTGTAATTAGGATCTCGTTTGGATTTAGCTTCAACCGTAGCTTTGATCAACTTACGCCGATTGCCAGCAGACGTCCCGTAAAATAACTTTGCACGGGCAAATTCGGTTGCGTCTTTCCGAGCGTCTTTGTTGGTTGCACGAGAAATGCCTGGAAGGTCGGCTCTTCGTACGCCCCACTGCATGCCCTTGATACCAAAATGCTCAAGGTAGTCGTCTTCGTCAATATACATAGATAACAACCTTTACATCTTGATGACGGATTTAACTTGATCCTTAAGAAGACTCTTAAGCGTCTCACGGCCAACGTCTTTAACTAGGCCGACAACAAACTGCTGTGCAGCGGGTGTAGGAGAGGCCAAAGAACTATACTGCTTCTCCAGGTTCATGCGAGTAATAGCGTCTTGCAACTCTTTGTTGCTAAGTGTGTGCCTACCCTGCATAGTAGCTTTTGTGCGAGCCGCAAAGGCGCGTTCAAAATCTTCAGAACCTTTACCGAGCTGCTTTGGCGTGCGACGAACGCCCCATTTCTGGCCCTTGATTCCGTAGTGAGCAATATAGTCGGAGAGAATACCATCAACAAAAGCGTCGTGGCTAACCTCGCTGGCTGCTTCTTCGACACTAGCAACAAAGCCGTTTTCAATATTAAGAAGAAATACTAAAGTTGGTACTTCTTCTAAGCTTGCGTGTGAAGCAGCTATGTCAACGAGTTCAATACGATCTGGTCCGTCTGGACCCGCGGGGTGGTATACCGCTTTTTTAGTTCCAGATGGGTTAACTCCATGTACTTGTGGAACTACTTCAGCGTAAGTCTTCTCGCAAAGCTTTTCGTATTCTCTTAAGTAGGTAGATTTGACTTTAGGGTCGGCTAACGGTCCGCCCTTAGCTTTCAGAAATCTAGGATCATTATTAAAACGATCCAGAAGACCGTTGTTCATTTTGTCCGCAACAGCATTGTGTACAGCAATTGCGCCGTGCATGGAATAAACGGTCTTTTCCCATTGCTTGTCGAGTTTAGCCAATTTCTTGGTTTTAACTCGTTCGCCT